TTAAATAAAATGTAATTAATTATTTTTTTTCAATATAAAAATAATTAATAAGATTAAATTAAAATTTATGGAAAAGTCATTAAGTTCTATTAGATAGTGTGTCAATATAAAAATAATTAATAAGATTAAATTAAAATTTATGGAAAAGTCATTAATTTCTATTAGATAGTGTGAAAATATGAATACTATATTTCAAATTGCGGTAAGTGACAATATAATTAATTTCTAGTTCGTTTGTTACTAAATATAAAATACATATAGTTAATAATATGATTAACTATGACAGATTATCAACAAAAAAAGTAACTAGGGTTCAACATAAATATAATAGTTATATAAATATTAATTTTGAAAATACAGAAGAAAAGAGTATATTTGTATCAGTTCACAACCTATTATTAAATAATAATATAAATATACCAGACATATTAGAACAAACTGATATGTCAATCAAAATGAGTGATTTAGGAGATGACACAATATACAATTTACATTGCAATGGAGAATACACAAAATTGACAATGGCTTATAAAAAAACAATAGAAGAATTAATAAAATTGCAAAATATAAAATGTGAAAATATTCCAAGTAATGAGAATATATTTAATATAATAAAAAATATATTGAAAAAAGCAGTAGATTATAATTTTGTATCAAAAGAAGATAGTGAAAAATATTTATTAAAAATGTTTGAAATATGTAATAAAGTAAATAATTTCCCAAAAAGTACAATACATAGAGATTACCAATCTAAAAATATAATGTTATTTGACAAAAATATTTATATAATAGATTATCAAGATTTATGTATAGGTCCGAGTGTATATGATATCGTATCATTGCTTTATGATACAAATATTTGTTTGTCAGAGGTTAAAATAAACGAATATTTAGAATTATATTGGACACTAACTGATAAAAGTAAGTATGAATCAAAAGAATATTTTATGAAAAATGTATATTATTGCGCAATTGCAAGATTACATAAATCATTGGTATGGAGATTAGACAAATATTATAATAATGGCACATATGGTCAAGATATTATAAAAAATAAATGTTTGATGAATCAAGTATTAAAGAATATATCAAAAATAGAAGATGTGGAATTTATAAAAGATATTTATAATAATATTTGTAGCGTTGTTGTGGAAAAAGTAGCTCCAATAGTTTTGGCAGCAGGGAAAGGTACGCGAATGGGTATAAAGGATTACCCGAAACCATTAGTAAAACTATTTGATAAACCAATATTATGTCACATTATAGACAATCTACAACATTACAAAGATATTTATGTAGTGGTAGGTTACAAGAAAGAATTAGTAATGGAAGAATTAAAATTATATGAGAATATAAGTTTTGTAAAACAAGAAGATCAATTAGGAACAGGTCATGCTGTTAAATTAGCTTTACCTCATATCAATAAATCAGTGGAAGACGTTATTGTAATAATGGGAGATATGCCAACAATAAACTACAGTTTATTAAATTCGTCATTAGAAGAGCACAAAAGACATAATGCCGATGCAACAATAATATCAATATACACAAAAGAATTAAATCCATCATCAGGTATATTAAAAAATAACAATAAATTTACAAAAATAGTGGAATATAAAGATAAAACAGCAGATATGAATTTAAGTCAAGAAATAACAACAGGTATATATATAATAAAACATATACATTTACAAAAACACATAAAAAATCTATCTAATAAAAATAATAATAACGAATACTACATCACCGAATTGATAAATATAATGGCTCAAGAAGGTGGTAATATACATATATTTGATGGAACAGAATACTTATATACACCTCATGGTCCAAATACAATGGAAGAATTACGTACATTAGAAAAGAATATGGAAATGAATAAATAAATTAATTTTCTAATAACTTAAATTGTCTCGCCATATTTTCTGTTTCTCTTTTTACTTTTTTAAAATTCCATTTGCCATTATAGTTTTTTGTTTTAAAGAGTTCAATTAATTCTGAGGATTTAAGATTAGACCAACAATCAAAACCAAATTTTCCATTTTTTCCGTAAGTTAAATTGAAATTAAGATCAAGATCCAAAATATCATCATAATTTTTATTATAATAAGGATGATGTTTTGGTAATTGAACATATCCACAATATATGCCGTAAACATTTTTTACTAATTGGCATTCGTAACCACAATCCGAAACAAATTTATAATCCATAATGATAAAAAGTTGTATTAATCGAATAAGCTAACTCAAACTATTATAAATTTCAATTTTTAATCTTCTTTTTTTTAGTATATATATTAATATATAAATTAATATGTGTGATAGTTGTCCTAATACAAATATAACTTTTGCCACTTCAAGACCAACATCAGGTTATACAGCTCCATGTTCTATATCTCCTTGTGGAAAACGAGTGTATATAGTGTATTGTATTAACGTTTCAGAAAAAAACAAATTAGAAGCCGAATTATTTTGTAATGAATGTGGTATATTGATGACTCTTAGAACTGTATGTGGAGATTGTAACTATCCATATGTAGATGGTGGGCAAGCATCTCCATGTTTTAATAAATTTTCACATGGGATACGATAATTTTATGAAAGAACCTTTACATATTCAAATTGTTTTATAATTTTTTTTCTTTTGAAATGTTTATAAATGTTTGGAGATATTTATTTTCTGAATTATTTTATTGATTATCTTGATTTGAATGATATGTATAAATTTTGTAGATTGTGTAAAAAAACATATTTGTCTGTAAAACAAAACGAATATTTTGACAAATTGTCGACAGATATTAAAAATGGATTACACATTTCATATATATTTAACAGAGGAGATATTCATATTTGTAAATTATTATATATTAAATATAGTAAATTAGTTAATAATAAAGATATAATAATGATAGGCAATCAAACTAATATTATTCAATATGTAAGTACTGATAGATTTGATATAATTTTAAATATGACAAATGCTTTTCAAAATTACTGTTTAAAAAATTTTTGTGGAAATGCAAAATGGTTTACATCCAACAATGGAATATGTTCGAGTAATAATGAATATCTGTTTGTGAATAAAATTACTGATGATGATATAAATAAAATTTTTATTATTGTCTGTGAGAATAATAAATATAATAATGTAAAATGGTTATTTGTTAATTATAACATTAGTGATCTCTCAATATTAACAGCATTTATGCATTGCTTAAAACTGGAATATTTAGATGTTTGTGAATTTTTATTTGACAATTGCGATATTGTGAGATTCCTTATAAATTTTAACTTTGAAAATTTAATTGATATTTATAGAAATAATAATAGAGAAAATATAATAAAATGGCTTAAAATTATAAATAAATAATATAAAGATTTTATCAATCTTTTTTCTATCAATCCTTTTCTCTCTTATCAATCCTTTTTTTCTCTTCTTGTCAATCCTTTTCTCTCTCCTTGTCAATCCTTTTCTCTCTTCTTATCAATCCTTTTCTCTCTTATCTTCTTTTCTCGCTTCTCTTATCAGTCCTTCTTTTCTTTCCTCTCTTATCAATCCTTTTCTCTCTTATCTTCTTTTCTCTCTTCTCTTATCAGACCTTCTTTTCTTTCCTCTCTTATCAATCCTTTTTTTTTCTTATCAACTAACAAACGTATGTTTCGGCTACTCCATCAACAACCCTGCAAAGGTTGCAATAATTGATCTAGATCTTCTTTTACGAATTCATATCAATTATTAAACTGGCCATAGCAATATAGTCCCTGCCTTTCGGCTCTTCTTATATTGCCGATGCTTCTGAGGCATCGTGAAATAATATCACCAAACAAATTTACAATATTATTTCTTCTGGCTGTGATCTGAATTTAATCCCGATTAAAGGAAAACTCTTGCTTGATCACTAAACCATACAGGTTTAACAGTTCATCTATCAACGATCCTAGCAAAGATCGCGACTTATTACTATTCGTTTAGTAATAAGTTCGGACTGGGCAGTACTATTTAAAATAGTAATGCTAACCTATGATTCAACACCGGCAATAAGCACTTATTGTATTATTATTTTTTCAATAAGTTTGGTATTGGTCGCACGAAGCAACTATGCTTTTAATCATTTTTCAGTCCTTCAATGTATCTAATCATAATTTCTGATACAGGTATCTCTGGAGTTCAGATACACATAGGGACATTAAATAATGTGCTCTTCAATCATTAGAAATTTCAATTTTTTTATATAAAATATTTATTCAATATAAAAAAACGATATAATTATTATTTTTTAATTGATTTTTTATTTGCTTTACATTTATCGATTAACTTTTTGATAAATAAATTTGTGTTACTTTTTAATTGTTTTTTCTTATTTGCAGTTGTGACGATAGGAAGCTGTGTACTTAATCTCACAATATTGAAAGTAACAGTAGCAGATTCTAAAGGAAATTGATTATCGATCAAATTATAATATACAAATAAGTTTGTTGTATCACCAGCAATCATAGGAACATCTGTGGCAATGGATAAAATTGTTATTGGAACTCTATTTAGAGCAGTTTCGACTTTATTGACAGATGTATACTGTGCTGTCGCAGTTGCATCATCATTAACCACTAAATCTATTAATCTTTCTCCATTAGGAGATCCTTCTTGAGATTCAGTATATGCGACTGAATATGATATTGAATAAATACCATTAGTTGGAGCAGTAAAAGTACCATTTGATGCATTAACAGCATTTATTAATGATCCGGCCAATTCATAATTTTCGATACCTTCATTACCAATAAAACCTAAATCAGGTGTTGGAAAGGCAACAAAAACGGTGCCATTTACATAATCCAACACAGAATTAGCAGATGGACCTGTTGGTCCAACAGGTCCAGCGGGTCCAGTAGGTCCAGTTGGCCCTTCATGACCCCTATGTCCCCTATGCCCTCTCTTTCCTCTTACACAACAAATTTTACGATCATCATCACTATCAGAATCGTATTTTTCAACACAACATTTTCCCATTTTATAAAATAAAATAATATAATTATAATTATATTATTTTATAATTAAATTTTATTCACATTATTAGCTATATAGATCTATTTCTCTAATCACGTCAGACAACGTGACAGGTTTAACAGTGTTATTTACTATAATACTGGCAACAACAATTTCTGACGTACCGGCGTGGAAGGAATTAATATAATAATATCATTAGAAACTAATTCTAATCTGAAACTCACAGGATATGAAAATGGATCACCAATAATATTATGAAAATAGTAAGTATTACCATTATAATTTGTGTATTTAATTAAATTCCATTTAATTGTGGGAATTATATCCACAAGTTCAGGAAATCCACAAGTTCAGGAAAAGAGCTTAATGTTTGATCTAATATTACACCATTTTTGATCATTTGAGTAATTTAATTCAGTTAAATACAATTTATCATTTCGATTTATTAATGCTAAACCATTTGATTCATTTATAATATATTCATCGAAAAACTTCCATTTTTGACTTGTAATTTGTTTTTGACTTTTAACACAAATTTTATTAAATTTATCAATATCTAAAACAAAATTATTTAAGTAACTCAATATATTTTTTTCTTGATTCACAGTCCATATTTGATTTGTTCCTTTAATATTATGATAACAAATAACTTTAGCTCCATCCGAATAATTTTTTTCAGATATATCTAATACTTTGTCATTAATTTTTGATATTATTTGAAAAAATTGATTAGATAATATTATATCATTATTATTCTGTAAATTTATTTCGGTCATCACATCTTCTTTACAATTTATGTATTTTTTATTACAATTTTTGATAAAATGTCCATATTGGCCACATAGATAACATTTATCTGAGGCACCTAATAATTCTTTATTCAAATGTTCTTTAATGGATTTACTTAATTTAATTTGACAATAAGTGCCACCTCTGACATTATCTATTCCATATTTTGACATATAAATTTTTGTATATTTATCCTCATCAAAATTGTCAGCATTTTTAATTATTTGAATTATTTCAACTGGTTTATATTTTTTTGTCCATTCAGAACCATTACCTAAAAAGTGTTCTAATACTCTATTTTCAGGATAAAATGATTTACCTATATAATATTTTTCATTTTCACATTTGATTACATATATATTTGTCATTTGTGTATATTCCAATAATTATATATAATATATCATCATATAAATAAAAAAATTCAACTTTTAGTTGACTTGAATAATGTTGTTTTCCAAGTCATAATTTGGAAAAATAAGTTGATTATCTAAATGTCTATTCGATAATCTCATTAGATACAAATATATCGCACAAAATAACAATAATATCACTAGTCCAACAAAAATAAAATTACCAAAATTGGTTAACCATAATTGAATGATAATATATTTTACAAGTGACGCGAATAACACTATAGGAATAATACAGTATAAACTTAATGCAGATAATGCTGTGAGTAACAATCCAGGTAAAATTTTTGTTTCATTTATAATATAATATGATTTATTTGAATACAAATCATTTAACAATTCATTATACGTTGAAAGACATTTAGAATAATATTCAGAAGATACGCAATCAATATAAAGCAATGCTCCTTTAAAAAATTGACTATTATATAAATTATATGAAATATTTACTGATATATGGCTAAATATAATGTATGCCAATACTGTCAATAAAGTTATTATTAACGCCTTTTTATATAATTCTTTTGTATTATTCATTTCTTATTAAATAATAAATTTTAAATATAAGAGACAAAAAGTTTTTTTTTCAATTTTTTCATTAAAATTGAAAAATTTTTTATTAAATAAGCCAAAATAAAATTATAGAAATCCCATCAAGGAATATTATATTTTTACACACTTATACGTAATAATATTTATTGTATTTTATATGCTCAATTATTACGTATAAGTGTGTAAAAATATAATATTCCTTGATGGGTTAATAATATTTCATCAATATAGTCTAATTTTTGTATATTTATCCGTTTTTCTATATCACGATTTATTGGAATATAATTCTTAAGATATAATCTTTCCAAAGACTTTGGATAATTTTTAATTAATATTTGAGGTATAATCTTACATACTTTAACTCCATTTGGTATATATAAAAAATCATCATCATTTAACAATTCAGAAGAATCAAAGGTATAATGACCATTTTTATTAAAACATTTATATTGCCCATCTATTATTAACTCTTTTATATTAGAAAAGTGTGTAAATAAATTATTTACGTTATTTATCGTATATTTTATATCGTCAAAAAATAAATATAATCTAGTGATTTTATCTTTATTTAAATTAATTTTGTTTATGTTTATTTTATTGTCAATAGCGATAATATTGGTATCATCGTCATCTTCCTCCTCTACCCCATCATTTTGAATATTTCCTTCTTTTTTCCTTTGTATTTTTTTTAATGTTGACGTTCTTAATCCTATAAAACTTAGTTCTTTACATTTACCTAAATCGAAAGTTGTTCCAGAAGGATAATTTTTAAAAAATATTTTTTTTACATTTTCTCCAAAAATAATGTTTCTATACGTTGCATTATCTGTTAGTCTGATTATGTTAACCGTAACATCCTCAACATTTATTTTACGATATGGAAAATCGTTTACAATTTCCAATCTCTTTATATAATCAGGTAATTCTTTTTGATACTTGTTACTAATTTTTGCACATATAGATCTAAATGGTAAAATTAAATTTAAACTAATTGGATAATATCCATAAAAATCAACATAATCTTTCTGAGCATAGATATTTTTGCAAGTACTTATAAAATTATGAATATTTTTATCACCTTTTATGTAACTTGCAATAATAATAATAACATCATTGCCGACATCCAACAATCTATGTTTTAATTCTGGTTTCGCTTCCTTTTTTTGATTACTTTTTTTATTTATTAAAGTTATATTGTTTTGCATTTTTACGTTTATATTTACTTTTATATTTTAAGTGTTATCAAGCTAATAATTATAATTTTTAAATAATTATTGGTTAATAAAATAAAAAAAAATAATTAATTTCCATATGCATCCTTCTTTACTCTGATTCTGGCCACAATATCCATGGCCATCATTTCTTGAATTAACAATTTGAATGCATAAGGAATCATAATTTTTGATATTTCTGTATAATTTTTGCATGATTGACAGAAATATATATCTTTACTTGTTGCATGTGATTGATTACCTCGTCTGAATAATCTTTGCGCGAACAAACCGCACTTGTCACATACAAACGTACTGTAAGCATCTGACGTATCCATAAGCTTCTCTTTTAAAAATAACGCCATTGCATGCGCTAATACTGCATCACGTTCCATTTCCGATTTAATTTAACACGTAACTACGTATTAAATACTAGACTATATTTTAAGCAATTCAAAATGCCCATAATTGTATAGTCGTTGCACCAATTTAATTTGGCTCAGGATTGTCTGTACTTATTATTAAATTATATCATTCAAGATTTTATATTTCTTGTTTTGAATTAATAATAACAGATATTCCCTGAATTTAATTATGTAGCCAGAACTATCTGACTAGCTGTAAAACTATTCTCGGCTTCATGAAAACCGAGGCGTAAACCCATTTGCTACCTTATTTTTCAATAAGGAATAGACTATATCTTAAGGTAATATTCTACCCCACAATTGTATAGTCGTTGAACCATCAATATTTGATTGGTAGCGAATTATCCATATAATTGAATTATGACATTTTAATAACAATATTAAATTTGTGCCAATTATATTAAGGATTTTTTCGCTGTTTAATTGTATTGCCTTTTGTAAGACTAGCAATAATTACTTTTAATGGCAATTTTTACCATCTCTTGCTAACCTATCACACAGGTTTGGACTTTATCTTAAGCATAAATGCCCAAAAACGTAAAGTCTCTGAATTTCATCTATATTATAGACTTAACTGCTGATTATCCATATATTTGTAATTTTTACAAGTAAATAATATATGTACATTGTATACAAATAATCAAGAAAAAGCATGAATCATATTTTCACTTTCATTCACCCACTCTAAATTTTCTACTCTGTTATCACTTTTATTTTTATTTATATGGTTAACTATATTTTTATTTTTGATTTTTGGAATAAATCTTTCCGCTACTAACCTATGAACAAGAAAATCTTTTCTTTTGTCTTTATTATAACATGATACCATAATGTATCCACTATTATCTTTTTTTAGTGACATAAATTTTTTAATGTTTTTACTATATATTTTACCATCATTCGTCACTAAATAATTGTCAAAACCCGGTATTTTTTTACTGTTATTTGACTCGTCAATAATAATTTTTTCAGTATCTGTATTTTTAATTTCGAATTTGAAATTATCATATTCTTTATTTTCCGAACATATTTTAATCATGTTTTTAGCAGACATATTGTTTTTTTGAGCTGCGTAATTTATTGATTTATATTCCTCAACAATATGTCCTTCTTTATTTAATTTAATGACTTTTCTTCCAATAATTTCTCTTAAACCATTAGCAAATGCATGTTTTGCATTTTCAGACGGCGTTACAAACTCTAAATTATTTATATTATTATTGGATTTATTACCATCTTTATGATTTATAAAATATTTTATTTCATTATTTGGTTTTTTTAAAAATGTATTTGCCACTAAATTATGTACACACATAGTTTTTTTTTTCTTTAATTCACAATTTTCTAAACTCAGTGATTTATATCCACATCTTACATGTTGCTTCATTACTTTCCAGTTTTTTGAGATTTTATATTTCCGTAAAATGAAACTAAATATAAATTTTTATATTCCTCTAAATATACATTTTCCCATATTTCATCAATATTTTCCATTATATGATTCTTATTTTTTATTCTTTAAGGATTTTCCAGCAATTTGATTTTGTTGCCATTTTGAAATGACCAGCCAATTTAATTGACTAAGACCAATATTGATCTACCTTCCGTTATTACCCTTTGTTTCCAAAAGGACTAGACTATGTCTCAGATCCTATGACCTATAAACTTATAGTCGTTGAACTTATCATATGTAAATGTTTACATACAATTAGCAGCAAGTTATTCACATATATTCTAAATTATTAAGAACTAAATATTAATCTAGTTTATTATTAGAATTTTTAGAATTTTCTTGCTATTTGAATATATTGCTCCATTATGAATGGAACTAGTGATTGAACACTATTACACCCTAAATTATAAGGTGGTTGTCGTGTTAACAATGTTCTTGGACCTCTAGATCTACTATGTCATTAATACTATTAGTTACCCAATAGATTGGACTTTATCTTACTCAATTTGATGAGTACAAATATAAAGTCTCTGAACTACATTTAATTGTAATTATTATTGTAGTTGCTGATTGTCCCTTATTTCCAAAATTATAACAAATCTATTATTATAGATATCGTATTTGGAAACTATTGAATTAAGGATTTTCCAGCAATTTATTTGTATCGCTATAAAACATATTTAATGTTTTTATAACTAGCTATTAACTTTTTAAGACCATATGATCTTATCTTCAACTTGATGTTTAAGACGTTGGTAATAAGTAGGTCCAATACATATCATAACTTTTAATTTCTGTCCAGTCATACCATTATAAAGATACTCATATCCATTTCTCTGATATCCTAATTTTTCGAGAGCATCTTTGATCGATTCTACATCGACATCATTAAAAGGAGTACCATCTGCTTCTGATCCTTCTAATGCTACTTTTTTGCCCACCAGTGTTTCCACCAGCTGAGCAACTGTCATACGACTAGGTCGTAAATACCTTATTTTTCAATAAGGACTAGACTATATCTTAAGCTTCAAAACTACTTGAAACCAATTTTCATATAGTCGTTGAACATACCTCATGTCGAGGTTTAGTTGCGGATTGCCCATTTCTTGATATTTTACTTCAACAAATACTTATTTGCTGTTAGTTATCAAAAAATTTTAAACACAATTATTAAACTTTTTGAATCTGGAAACTCTTATTTTTTGTCTCCTAATATCTTCAGGAACAATTTTATCTAATTTTGATAAATTATATTCTGCCAAAACTGGACATAAATTTGTCCAGTGAAAACATTTATACTGTTCTTCGGGAATCAGGAGATTAAAATGTGCACATGGTGTCACATGATCTATTTGCCATTTTTCCCCATAATTATCCCAATTCATACCTAGATGTTTATCTTTTTCAAATATATATTCGAACCATTTGATTAAAAACTGTTTTTGACAGCCTAATAACTTGAGATACATATTTTTACCCTCTCTATTTTTGATCAATCCATTAACTCTACTTCTTAAATTACTACAAATTTTTTGAACAGGTGTTTTTGGTTTTGGATTAGCTCTTCTTTTTTGATTTATAATTTCTTTCTTTTCATCTCTTCTTATTTTCTCAATCTCTTTTTTGCATTGTTTGCATCTTGATTCGTATACATATTTTGTTGTTCTAAAAGTAAAATGTTTTATTTCTTTATCAATCAAACATCTTTTACATATTTTGTTCTTTATGTTTGGCTTAATCATCATATTATTTTTTATTTTTTCCTTAATAATCATTTTTGATTGTTTAGATTTAAGTTTGAGTAATTCTTTGTTTTTTTCATAATAAGATTGTTGTCTTTTTTTAATTTTTTCAGCATTTTTCTGACGATATGTTTTATAATATTCATTCAAATTATTATTTTTGGAATACTTTTTAACGGCATTTTTATGCCTTTCCAATACGTCAGGATTCTGTCGACTAATCTTTCTCAAATTACTCAAACATAAATTACATTTACTTTCATAATATCCCCTATTTTTCCTAAAGTAGAAATTTTCTAAAGGTTTATCTATATTACATCCTTTACATTTTTTTGTCTCCATATTTAAAATATTAAATTATTTTTGTGTTTAAACCGGTTTTCCCGCAGTTTGAAAATTTCGCACATTTTTTTATGAACTAGACAGCAGTAAGCCTGTCTATTTGCAGCTTAATATTTGAAAACTGCATGAGGGTTACCATTGTTCTTACATTTTTCATGCAAGACTAGACTATATCTTAAGCCACTACAGACCCAAAAATATATAGTCGTTGATCCATTTTATTTGGATGCTGATTGTCCAATTCTTTAATTATTACATCATTTTAAATTCTATGTTTAAAAGACTGTATTAAAGACTTTAGGATTTTCCAGCAATTTATTTTTGTTGCCACATTTTTGTGACTATCATATTGATTTATGATTTTCTGTCCTAATCCTAAGACAGATGTCAGGAACAATACCATTTTTAGTGAATGGCATATTGCTTTGTTTAAGTGCTAAACCAACTGTTCCTTTTTGACCATGTCTACTACAATTACCAATCCACACATTCTTATTATTTTGTCTAATCATGAATACATGAGAAGGTACCTCCAAACAATAAACTTTTCCTTTATAATAATATGTTTTTTCAGATTGATAGATATTATTCTTTTTATTATTAATTTGAGGTTCGTTTTCTGTTTTATTAACTACTACTTTAATAATCGAATTATCTTTATCCGTCATTGAATTGATTGAAGCACTCCATCCTGCGTGAATTGCTAATCTCATAATATCATTTGCTAATTTCTTGGATAATGTATTGTAACACACAGAATCCTTGCCACAAGATATTAAGCTATTTAATAATATTTTAGCCTGACGCTGGTTGAGTGTCCAAACGTAATCAGGTAAGTATCTATTATATTTTTCAACATTTAATTCTTCTATGTATTTCAACAATTGAACATCGTGAATCTTGATTAAAGTGGAATCTTGCTTGCTAACATATTGTACGTTTAATTTATCACATACTTTTGTCAAGTTATTTATTTTCTTTTTAGCAACAATATTAACATAATTCTTGTCAATATGTCCATTAGCTATAAATATTCCTAATAATTCCAAGAATGCATCACAGTTAATTCTTTTACTAAGTAATTGTATTTCTTTAATTTCGTCATTTTCGTAATTACAATTTTTCTTTAAATTATATCTTTTTCCTATAATATCTTTAGCGGCTACTAATTCAAAATGTTTCTTATCTCTCTTTCTAACATATAATTCATGATCAATGGTTACATCTAAGTCTACTTGTTGTGATCTCAATTGATATATATCACCTTCATAATTCCAATTATATACATCAATAGGTTTTACATACTTTAGATATTTTCCATCAGTTAATGTAGCAATCAAATCATTTCTAGAAATATCCTTTATGTTTTTCCAACCAGTGAAAGTCAATACTTCGGCATTTGCTGATTCAGGTATGCAGAATTTATCACCAGTTCTTGGTTTACGATCTGATCTAGTACGTACTTTTCTCATTTCATAACCGTCTGAATTGTATATATTTGTATATACTTTATCAATGACAGCTGGTGCATGAGCTCTATACACTTCAGAATTATCCTTAAATGTTTTATTGCTATTGCCGATGGCTGAAATTGGTGAAACTTTACCAATAATAATGTCACCATTTTCTATTTTAGTCTCCTCAGGTACAAAACCTTTGTCATTTAATTTATCATAAGACCCATGTCTCATACCTGTAACTTTAGTTGGATCAGGTTTCATGAATACGTCATCTTGTGATGTTGATTGATTCTTTTGAATTGCCGATATATGTTTCTTTAAATTTGTAGATCTAAAAAGACCTCTGTCTAGTGCTGACAAATTGAACACTAAACTATCTTCTTGCAAATCCATATAATTATGGATCGGACTTTATCTTAACCATTTTTTCAAACGGCTACAAATGTAAAGTCTCTGAACTATTATTTTAGCTGCTGATTGGTCTAAATCCAAATATATTACTAGAATCATTATTGTAATGATTTTGTTATTTGGATACGTATGACTTTCCAGCAATTTAATTGTATCGCTATATTAATAACTAGCTTTTTACACTATTTATAACCAAACGATTATATCCTGTATAAACCATAATTGCCACAATAGCATTCTCACCGGATGGTAAAACATCTGTATACAAATATTTTGCAGTTCTTGTGGTAATTAATGGTTTTTGTGGATGATACAATATATATGAGATGTCTAATCTATCACGATAATTACTGATGTAGATACCCATAGCTTGTCTCAAATACGTCTCAATTTTACAATTGAGTTTGGACTATACCTTAAACACATTATATGTGTCTATAATTGTCTAGTCTCTGAACCATTTTATGGCTACGAATTGTCCTGTATATTAGAATTATAACAATCTAGATTATTTCTAAACTTTGTACTAATATATTATTCAGATTTAAAGTTTATAGAGTGGATAACATTTTCAGAAGGAGTAACCCATTCTAAATTAATAATTCTGTTATCCAATCTATTTTTATTTTTATGATTGACAAATATTTTGTTTTTAGGATCAGGATTATGTATAAAGGTTTCGGCAACTAATCGATGTACAAATAAATTTTTTCTTTCTTTTCCTTGCATTAATTTAATACAAGAGTATCCTCCATTTACAAAGGATTTAATAAATTTATTTCTTTTATAACTATATATTTTACCGTCTGTAGTTATACCATAACCTTCAAAGTTTTTTAATTCAGATAATTCATTAGATTCAATATTATCTTTGATATTTGGATTTATAAATTTCCAAATAAAACTTCCAGCATATTTAACTTTTACATTGCAAGTTTTACCTATTTGGCTGCGTTCTATATTAGTTTTCTGTGCTGCTTCAGTTATTGAATTAAAAACGTTTATTAATTCTAGATCCTTACTATATTGAGCTACCTTTTTTTTTGCTGGTTTTAATAGATTATTTACTACGGCATGTTTCATATTTTCACTCTGTGTAACATATTCTAAATTATCTAATCTATTGTCAGATTTGATACCATTTTTGTGATTTATATAAATTTTGTTTTCATCTAAATTTTTCAAAAAAACTGATGCGACTAATCTATGAACCGCATAATTTTTATTTCCAGTATCATTTCTTACAATAATTCTTTGGTAACCATCTTTATAATTTTTAAATTTCAGTAATTTATTCGTTTTGTTATTTTTGACATTACCAAGATTTGATACTGAGTAATCATTATAATTGTCAATCACTTTCCATATTTCTTCCATTTGAAATATAATATTTTTTATACTTTAAATCTAAATTAGGATTTCCCGTAATTTAATTATATTGCCACCATAGAAGTGACTTGCATTACAAATAATATACGCATTAACGTTATATTTATAACACAATTCAAGGCAAACAAAATACCTTGTGCATACTGGAAGATGTTACGCGGTCCAGCATTACTGTTACAAAATGGAATATTAGTAGGAATTTCACCCAATAATAACGATGCATGGAATTCACAATGAGTGTAATCCACAAACATCATATCATCATATCTATTATCCACCACATTACTTTTAACATTTTTAACTTTATCAATTGAATTAATCATTTTCTTTCTTTCTTCTTCCACTTTAGTAATATATTCAGCAATCATGAGATAAGGTTGTTCTTCCATATCAATATATTCAATAACTCCAGGATTTTTCAACATAAATTCATTCCAAGAAGTTATTTTATTATTTTTATCGGATTTATTAATTGATGTATTGTCAATTAAATTCTTACTCAAATTAACAGTATTATTTTTAACTGTAATTACTGGTCTATAAATTCTTCCTCCATCACAATATACTCTAATTTCTCTTTCAGATATATCATGAACAATTGATGTTGTTGGTTCAAATGTGCCATTCAATTTATTTTTTCTCATTTCGCCTTCTAATTTAAATGGATTATCTGTCAAACCAATCCAATCACCATTTAAAAATACTTTTGTTAAATCCTTCAAACTTGTTGGAGGAACATCTCTTATGTCAATCAATTTCTTTGAAAAATAGCTTCTCAATACATGTATCATATCTGTATGTGTTATTGTTATTGACGCTATTAACGCTAAATGTTTTGTTAACCCTACCTTTGCGTGTTCCGGAGTAGATACACAGCATAACAAACTCGTACTTGATGGATGTAAATTTCTTGGAGTAGTTAATTTTGAACTACTCGCGTCACCTCCTGGCGAATCTACTCTGCGCAAGAAAGCGATAGTTTGCAAGTATGTAAATCTTTGCAACATTTGAGCGACACCCTTTCTTCTTGGCCATGCACCTGTTAACAAAGAAGCCTTAATACCTTGCTCGATGATATTAGGTTTAATTTGATTAATAATAACTAATGGCTCTTCGTCTGATGGATTTCTCTTTTTAAAGAATTTGTTGCATTCATTAAGCATTTTTCTATAAAATTGTTTAAATAATTCCATCAAGAGATCACCTGGTAAATCAATTCTTTTATTCAAATAAGAATCTCTATCATCTGGCTTTGTTCTACCCATATAACATTTTAGTAATTTGTTGATCATATATCCGAAAAACATTGCTTTAGCCTTCAGATCACCTTCTACGTGTGGCAATAGATTGTTTTTAAGTAAATCTTCCAAATGAATTTTCTTTTGTTCTGATTTTGTTTTTTTATCAGATTCACTGTATTTTTTAATAACCCTTATTTTATTGACTAGGTAATCAAATGCATCTTGCTTAGTTTGTACCTTTAATCCTTTTTCATTTTTACAATTTTCCAGTGACAATCTAATAAGATCAATCATATCGACATCTTCTTTATCATATGCGATATAATTTATGATATCAAAATCTGATTCAATGCCTAATGCTCTAAACAACATAAATACTGGTATTTCATTTAATATTGGAACTCTAATTGTCATAATACCATCTTTCTTCATTCTGACATTAATTATTTGAGTAATTCCGTGAGGTTTGTATGATCTTGAATTTACTTGAACAGTATATATTTCCATACCAGAATCCTTCTTAATAAATACCAATGGTTTATTGTCACACATTCTGTCTTGGGATATAACTACCTTTTCTGAACCATTTACGATGAAGTAACCACCTGGATCCATTTCACATTCTTTTTTGTCATAACCTCTATGTGTTGTTAAATTACAAAATTTAGATCTCATCATAACAGGAATATCTGCAATAGGAATATTGTCTTCTGGATGACCAACTACATTTAATTTTACTTCGTTAGTTGCAATGTCCACAATTTCTTGTAATTGAGTAACTTTAGCCAAAAGTCTTCCTTTGTATGTAAGATTTCTATTTCTAGCATCGGATGGAAACATAGGCTCCGAGTTATCCATTGTTGGTTCTTTGAAGCTTATATTTTCATATTTGAATTTGTATCTAATAATTTTATCCTTAGTGAATTTTTCAAAAAAGGTGTGATCCCCATTCTCTAAATATAATTTGATATATTCGTCTAATAATTTATTATACGAATCATATAAATGTCTATAAATAACCATATATCTGTCAAAAAACAGATCCATAAATTTATATATATCATCTATACTCAAATTATTGACATTATCGGTCTTTGCCAGCTTATTATCCGATTTATTCATTACTATATTTTGAGACATAAAGGCGTATATATTCTGTATATATAAAAATCAAATTTTTATATATATTTAATATTTAAATAAGGATAAAGAAATATAATAAGATTTTACGAATTTATGATTCTTTGGAATTCTCTTTCCAACTCTTCTTCGTTTATATCATTATCTATAGGTTTTGACTGTTTTTTTAGATTTACATCTAATGGCTCTTTTTTATTTAATTGATCTTTTTTGTCTGATTGTCCTTTTATACTTTTATTTGGCTGACTTTTTATACTTTTATTTAGTTGCTTCTTAATTGGTTGTTCTTTTATATTTTTATTTAGTTGTTCTTTTATATTTTTATTTGGTTGTTCTTTTATATTTTTATTTGGTTGTTTCTTAATATTTTTATCTGACTGTTCCTCAATGTTCTTAATTGGTTGTTCTTTAATATTTTTATCTAATTGCTTTTTAATTGGCGGATTAGATTGTTCTTTGATATTTTTGTTAGAATTCTCTTTGATACTTTTATCTGATTGTTCTTTAATATTATTATTAGATTGTTTTTTAATATTTTCATCCGATTGCTTTTTAATTGGTTGTTCCTTAATACTTTGTTTTGGTTGTTCTTTTATATTTTTATCTGATTGTTCTTTAATATTATTATTAGATTGTTTTTTAATGTTTTTATCTGAATGCTTTATAATTGGTTGCTCTTTAATATCATTATTAGAATTCTCTTTGATACTTATATTTGATTGAATTTTAATATTTTCATCAGAATGCTTTTTTATTGGTTGCTCTTTAATATTTTTGTTCGAATGTTCCTTAAAACTTTGATTAGATTGCACTTTAATATTTTGTTTTAGTTGTTCTTTAATATTATTATCAGTTTGTTTTTCCTCTGATATAATATCATTATTTTTTTTGGACGATTTATTATTAATTTCGACTAGCTGTTTATTATTATGATTACTATTTGTGTTATTGGATTCCAAATTTTTCCAAAAATTCTTTTTATTATCAAATTCTTCTTTTTTTATTGAATTCACATATTCATCAATATTTTTGCCTGCTTCCATGGATTTCCATTTGAGTAAAGTTTGTTTAAAATCTTCTTTTTTTATAAAGTTTTTGATTGACATAATATGGACAATATTATATCTATTTATTGAATTTGTTTTTATATCAAATTTTTTTAGTTTCTTTTATTTTTTTTATTTCTTTTATTATTCACGACTATTTGTTGTTTATTTATATTTGGCATAGTGGACATAACATTCATTATATTGTTCATATCCATCATAAATTTTGCCATATCTTCTAATTTCGGTATATCATTTTTATTATTATTGTCATTATATACCAAATAATATTCTTTAATCTTATCATTGATATATGTCATATTATGATGACCAATAAGTTCTTCTAGAATAAATTTACAATTACTGATTATCAAAGTCTCAATCTGTAATAATATATCATAATAAGAATTCTTTTTAATGCTATTAATCACAATATCACGATATTTTTTTACAATAACAAAGTTTTCATTGATATTCTTTAAATATCCCTGACAATGACATATTTCCTTTATCTGATCATAGAAAAATATGATAAATGTAAAACAAGTAAACATATTTATATAAACAAATGTCATAAAATCAAAAACAATAAAATTTATCGATAATAAGGATGACAATAAGTACAATTTGTTATTAGAGTGAAGAAAATTTATAATCGATAAAATAAGTGTAGAATACGAGTATCCAAATACTAATGTCAGCAACATAAATATTATAATATTCATTTTAATAAACAATATAATTTATTCCTTAGGTATATTCACAATTGCCAAATTATTTCCTTAATTCCATTTTTTTTCAATAAACTATTTATTTTACCAAACTGATCAATAGAATTGAAAGCAGGATATTTACCCAAACTTTTATTATATGATAATCCAGATGGATGAGAAGATGTAAGAACTTCATGTTTAGTAGTATCGATAAGAGATAATTTTTTGAGTGCAGGTGCTCCCCATAAAACGAATACTAAATTTTTTTTATTATCAGATAACTTTTTAATTATTGCGTCTGTGAATTTTTTCCACATATTCGAATGACTATTTTTTTCACCTTTTTGTACAGTTAGAGCAGTATTTAACATTAAGCATCCTTGATATGCCCAAAATTCTAAATTACCGTGGTTTGGTTTTTTAATAAAATGTTTATATTGAAGAGCATTGTTAAATATATTATTTAATGATGAAGGTATTGGTATTTCAATGGGAATGGAAAATGACAATCCCATTGCTTCAGGAATATTTTTTCCATCCACATTCTTAAAATTAAAATAAGGATCCTGACCAACTATAACAACTTTAACATCATCATATTTTGTAAAATTAAAAGCTGAGAACAATAAATTTGGATAAGGAAATATATCCATTGTTCCGTTACTCGATTTTAGTAAATTAGATAATTGTTTATCTATATTTTCACAATCGATATTTTTTCTAATATCATCGAATAAGAATTTTTTCCACTCATTGCTCAGAGGTAAGTCAAATATTTTAACAGAATAATCTGTAAATCTTTGTGACCAAGATAATTGATTGTAATTTTTGGCAGATAGTAAATGATTCATATAGTCATTCATATAATGATTTCTTTATATTAATTTAATTTTTCAATATTTTGATGTGACTTAAAAAAATTGAATGTAAAATACTTAAAGTATAAATATAGTAAAATATCAAAAAAATGGATAAAGTTTTAAATATCGATGATATAAATAATTTGACTGAAGGAGATTTGAGGGATATATTTAATGATATTGACTTTGCAAATCAAAGCGAAATTGAATTAGAAGTATCCAAGGATACATGTCCGCGATGCAAAAGTGTAAATAAAATAGTAGAAGATAAATCACAAGGATTTTTGGTGTGTGAGAATTGTGGCCAAGTGGTTAGTAATGTAATTGACAGTAATCCAGAATGGAGACAATATGATGATGATAGAGGAGATACGTCCAGATGTTCAATGCCAATAAATAGACTTCTTCCTCAGTCATCTTTGGGAACTACTATATGTGGTGGAGCGTACAAGAGCAAACTAAAAACATTACAGAGTTGGAGCTCAATGCCCTACAAAGAAAGAAGTTTAAATATAGTGTTCAAAGATATACAGAGCAAATGTCAACAAGCAGGAATAGTAAAATGTATTGAAGACGACGCAAAAATTATGTACAAATCTATAAGTGAATGTAAACATGTAAAAGGAAAGAATAAAGGAAAATTTATTATAATCAGAGGTGCGAACAGAAGAAGTTTAATAGCAGCCTGTGTTTTTTTTGCATGTAAAAAGAAGAATATGACAAGAAGTCCAAAAGAGATATCCGATCTTTTTGACTTGAAATATACTGAAATGACAAGAGGTTGTAAAAATTTTACTAAATTAATAAAACTAAAAAAAATAGAAGTTAATATGGGAATGAGCTTACCTGAACATTTTGTCATACGATTTTGCAATGATTTAAAAATCAAAAAAAATTATACAGATGAAGCGTTAAAAATAGCGAATAATATTAGTAGGTTGAATATTGCGTCAGATCATACTCCATTCTCGATTGCGACAGGTAGTATATTATTAATGGCGGAACACAATGATTTGAAATCAATAACAAAGAGAAGAATTGCTGAAAAATTTGGAGTTTCTGAAGTCACAATAACAAAAACATACAAAAAATTACTAGAATATAAAGTTATTGTGTTGAGCAATGATATAACTGAAAAAATACTCAAAGAAAATATAATTAAAAGTAACACTCATATAATACCAGACGAAATACAGAATAGAATGAAAAAATTTGGCATAAATATCGACAATAAGATAGAAGAAAAACCGGTAGAAAATATTGTTGTTTCTCCGATTAATACCAAAACTGGAGAAATGAATAATGACGAAATAAGTATTGATACAGAAAATTTGGATAGATATCTTGACACTAAATTGGCAGACATACAATCTCGTCTTGATATATTAAACTTAAATTACAAAAATATATGTAGATATTATGAGAATATTCAAAATTAAAATTATTTGTTGATTGTTAAATATTTTTCTGAATTAAATATTTTATCATTTTCAGTTTCGTCAATTAGAGCAATTTTTAAAATTTCGAATATATGACTCACTAAATGAATTTTGATATCATTTTGAATTGTAATATCTTTTTCTAAAATTTTATCTAAATCACTTTTATTTTCAGTAGGAATGAAAACAGTTTTTACTCCTGCTTTTTGTGCACCTTTTAATTTATATTCTAAACCTCCAATAGCTGTTATATTACCACTCATTTCTATTTCTCCAGTCATTGCAATATCTTTTTTAATTTTTTTATTTAAAATTCTAGAAATAAATGCTGTTGTGAATGCAGAACCAGCTGACGGGCCATCTTTTGGTGTTGCACCATCAGGTGTGTGAATGTGTAAACCAAACGGACAATTTTCTAAAAATTTTTGTCGATATTCGCTCTTGATAATATTCATTGCAGTAGTGAAGGCAAATGATACTGATTCTTTCATAATTTTTCCTTGACTTCCAGTGATTTTTAGAACAAATTTATTTTTTGTTCCTACAAAATTGTTATATACCAATATTGGTATAATACCACCTGAACCACTATTAGTTGCATATAAACCATTTATTATTCCAATATCATTATGTTCATGTATTTTTTTAATGTTTAAGTTGGGTTTGTTTAAATATTTATCGATATGTTCCCTAGTAATTAATATATTTTTTGGGTTTTGATTTTCGAACGGTCCTCTTCCAAATATTCTATCAAGATTCAACTTCAGAAATATTGTTTCTAATTTTCTTTTTAATTCCCTAACACCTGCCTCAAACGTAAAATTGTCAATAATATATTCAACATCTGCATCCTGAAAATTAATAAAATTATGATCAATACCAATTCCTTCGCTTACTTCCTTGATCAAGAATTGTTTAAATATAATTAATTTGTCGGCTGTAGTGTAAGGTTTAACATCTATTTTTTCCATTCTGTCCAATAATATTTTATCTATTTTTCCAGCATCATTATAAGAAAACACGAAAAGTACTTTATCGAGTCTAAATGTTGTTTCATTAAAAAATGCGTCAGAAAATTGAGAATTAGTATTCGGATCCGTAACATGAATTAATACATTGTAAATTTCGTTAATACCATGTTTGGTACATGCTTTGTCTAATTCATCAAAATACATAATACATCGCGGTTTGCCGGCTTCTATCATTTTCCTGAGTATTAATCCAGGTTGAGCAGCACTATAGGTATATGAATGTCCACTCAACACACATCTATCCTCCATTCCTCCCAAATTAATTTGTGTAAAAGGTATTCCCATAGCATCTCCCAATGATTTCGCTATCATAGTTTTTCCCACTCCTGGTGGCCCAGCTAATCCAATCACTTTGCCTGGACTTTTAGGATTAGTCAACCATTTACCAATTAATTCCTGAACAACAGATTTGCATTCATTATGACCATAAACTTTATTATCCAGAGTATTTTTAAGTTTGTTCAAGAAATTTCTACTTTCGCTCAAATCCGAACCAATATTACTGAAAATATCATCCTCGTTATCATTTGGAGAAGGCCACGGAAAATTTAATAATACATCTAAATATGTTTTTTGTTTATAAAATTCACTGGATCCAGATTTCATTTCTTCTGCTTTATCTACAGCAATTTTTTTAACATGCAATGGCATATTTTTACAAAGCACGATTTGTTTTTTGATGTCTATATTGTCAGATGTTATATTTTTTAATTTATCAAGTTCTGTTTTAATTGTGGTCGACGATTTTCGTAACCTAGTTTGAGAAGTGTAATTCAAATTTTTATGAATTATGTTTGACAAATAATCACCTCCAATTTTCTTGTCTTTTGTCAATCCAAATAGTAATCCAGCTAAATTTGTGGATTCTTCAGAATTAGCTATTAATAAAAGTTTGATTGTATTAAATTGAGTTTTTATTGTACTATTTTCACTTAAGAAATCTTGCATCAAATTTTTGAAAGATAATTTTGAAAGTTTTGTGTATTTATCATAATCATTTTCTATTTTTTCAGATAATTTATTTTTTGTGAGACTAATAATATCACCAACAAGTAAACTTTTTATATAATTATTCTTAAAATTATCATTAATATATTTAAATTTACTGTGTATGTGATCAGATAAAATCTTTTTTTTATTATACAGAAAATGTTCAGAGATTTGACAGGTTCTGATAGCTATATTGAGGGGATCATTTGCAAAATAACCAAAAAATGTTAACTTTATTTTTCTTTCTGATATGCAAATTATTATTTCATAATGATTATCGAACAATATTTCATATTCAGAATTTTTTTGATCACATGAAATTAAAGTTTTTGTACCAGAATATTTATTTTTTTTGAATGACAGCGGAACAAAATATTTTAATAATATTTGATAGTAATTATGATTTTCTGATTTATTATCTGAATTAAAAAAGATATGATGTTTTTTTCCAATTAAAAGATCAAGAGAATCATTCATATTATAAAATCCCAAAGTTGTTGATAAATTTAATAGTTTTGATTTGGTTTCCTCAAATATATTAAGATCAAAACCATATAATTTATTAATATTTAATGATTCATATATTTTAGTTAATTCTATTAATTCTTTTGTGCAATTTGTTTTATTTAGCAAATCTTGTAAATAATTATCAATATTCATATCTTTGATGTTTTTTGAATTATCATTGATATTTTCGTCATTAGATTCCTGATCAATAAAATCCTTTTCTTTTAACTCATTCATTTTATTATTGTAAATATCATTCATATTTTTAATTATTTCATTAAAGTTTTTCAAATACAATATTCTTTCATTTATAGTAATTATATGATCACTATGACACCTTTCCACGTGTAAATAATAATTATTTAAAATATGTGAAAACCATTTGTATTCGTTTTGAAGATAACAAACCATAAAATCTTTTAAATTTGTATTTGTCATTGTTATACTATTTATTATAATATTTAATAAGATATTAGAATGCAAAATATTTGCATATGTTAACACATACTAAAATATATAGTTTTTAAAATAATTGATATGCATTCAGGTGCAAAACTAATCTCATAAAATTAAATATAAAATAATATACCTAATAATTTCATACGCGAAATTTCTGTGTGAATAAGGAAAATAAAAGTATAAAATATATAAAAAAAATAATTTAAGTGTGTTTCTTTTCAAAAAAAAAATCTATACAAGTATAATATAATAGATTAAATGGCAAAGAACAGTAAAACTAGTGCAAAGGCAACCACAAAAACTGAAGACAAAGTTGAAGCTAAAGTTGATGCAAAACCAGAAGATATGAAGTTGAATGATTCTGATCCAAAAGAACAAAAGGTAGATGATAAGAAAGATAAGAAAGCTAAGAAGGATAAGAAAGCTAAGGAAGTTAAGGAAGCTAAAGGAAAGAAAGAAAAGAAAGAAAAGGTGAAGAAGGAAAAGAAGACAGTATCACGACCAAAGAAGAATAAGGATGAAGAAAAAGTTGACAATGTTGAAGCTGATGACAGACAAAGATATTTCAAATGTATTTATAATGACGATACATTTGGTAGATATTCAGGTTTGAAACCAAAACAAGCAGCTAATAAGGCATTAACTTCAATTATCAAATCTAATGGTGGTAACTCTAATTGTGTTGGTAGAAAATTCAGATTTAAGATGATCGAATGTACAAGAGGTGGTAAGAAAAAGATTAGCACATATGAAGGCGAAAGAGAGAAATTAAAAGAACCTTTGGAAGTAGAAATTAAAAGTGAAGAAGGTGTAAAAGTTATCAAATATAACTACTCCAACAAATTACACAAGGTTAAGGAAGAAAATGAAAAAGTAAATGAAGCAAAAGAAAAGAAAACAAATGACGCAAAAGAAAAGAAAACGAAATCTTCTCCAAAGAAATCAGAAGAGAAGAACAAGCCAGCAAAAAAAGCACCTGTTAAAAAGACTGTGAGCAAAAAAGATTAAAAAATTAAAATTTGAAATAAATGAATATATGTAGTAAATTTATTATATATACTTATACAATGCAACAATCAAAAGAATACAGATGTTTTTACAATGGAAATCTACGTGGAAAATTTTCTAGTTTAAATCCTAAACAAGCTGCCAACAAAGGCATTAGTTTCTATTATTAAGACAAATGGCGGAAATTCCAAATGTGATGGTAAAAAATTTCTATAAATAATGGGAAATAAATTTTTGTTATGAAAGTGAAAGAAAAAAATTAAAAGAACCATTGAAAGTACCATATGAAACTAAAGATAGTGTTCGGTTTATTGAAATGGAGTACACTAACGAATTATATGAAGTCAAAAATACTGATCAGATAAACAACGAAGAGAAAGTAGATAATTTTACTATAGAAATATAAGAGAAAAATTTATAAAAATGCAATACATAAGAGAAAAAGAATATAAATGTTTTTATGATGGAAAAATATATAGCAAATTTTCAGGAGAAAATAGAAAAAGTGCTGCACACAGAGCTTTCGTTTCATTAGCAAAAACCAATAAAGATAAAAAGATAAAATTTGGACTTTTAGAAAGTAGAAAAGATTTCAATAAAAAAATAGTTTTCTATGAAGGCAAAAAAGAAAAATCTAAAGTGGTTGTCATAAAATATGGAGTTTTAACATATAAAATTTGAAATATTATTTGTTTATTTTTAATTTTATAAATTACAACATTATAACAATAACGAATAGGTATTTTAGATGTATTTATAAAGGAGAACAATTTGGAAGATTTTCTGGAACAACTCCAGTCGAAGCAGCAAAAAAATGTTTGTTATTATCTGTAGAATGGAAAAAAACGAAGGAACCTATAACATTGGAGACAAGATAAAATTTAAAATCATAGAATCAATAAGAGGTAATTGCGGTTTGAAAATAAAATATGAGCCGTATATGGAGATTATAAATGATCAACATATTATAAATATAAAAGAGGTAGATAATATTTAAAAGGATGAAGCATACAAAATATTATAAAATTATAAAATGAGCAGTGAAATGAGATATTTTAAATGTATATATAATGGAGAAAAGGAATGTGGAAGATATTCAGGAAGAACACCAAAACAAGCAGCAAATAAAGCTTTTACAGCAATTATAAAAGACAATGGTAATGATATTTCGAAAACATTCAAATTTACATTGAGAGAATGTACTCGGGGTACGAAAACAAAGAAGGAAAGAAAGTATGAGGGTAGCAGAATTAAATTAAATAGTCCTAGGGAAGTTACAGTTAAAAATTTGGATGGTAATAGAACTATAAAATATGAATATATGAACAAAGTAAAATATTTATCAGCAAAATAAGAAATAAATTTTATTTATCTTACAGACAATTTTTTATTATTATTCAAAAATAACAATAAAAAGTCAATATTTAAATGAAAAAAATATTAGATTATAAATAATATAATATGCTGAGTGCAGGATCAATATCTTATGCTGTAAATGCTGATAATGAAAATAAATTAGAAAAATTTACAAGTGAAGAAGATAAAAAACTTATAGAAAAACCCAAAGAAAAGAAACAGAAAACACAAAATATTAAAATCGAAAAAGTAATAAATATAAATGGATCAAAATATTACGACAACAACAAGGACAAAATAATGGTTTCATATGATGACAACAAACAGGATTCAAAATTTATTTTTTATGATTACAAGAACACTTTATTGGGATCTTTCAATATATCACAGCTCATTAAATTTCTCTATACACCATACACAAAAAATACTGATAATAATGATACGACTTCTTTTGAATTGATCCGCAATTTAATTTTTGATGTTGAATTAGAAAATGACGATATTGAAATAAAATTTAGATCATATATGGATTCTCCTTTTACAGGAAATTTGGAGATGTTGTTAAAATTATCATCGGGATTAAAAGATTATGAAGAAAATATAGAAAATGAATTATCAAAATTTGATGATCAGCGAATGAAAAAGAAATTAAAGTTATTATTGAAACAATTTAGTTATTGTTTATTGAATCATATATTAAGAGTCATATACTCAATATCAGAGGAAATTAAAAATGACAATAGCAAAAAAGAATTAAAAGACAAGTTACTGAGATACAGTGTGGGAATAAATTATAGAATAGGAAGTTATGTAATAAGTCAACTAAATAACCAAATTGAACAAAATAATAAGATTAGTCGTAATATGATTAATTTACTGGAAGTAAAAAGCAAGGTACTTCAAAAAGTAGAAAATTTAGAAAAAACACTTTGTAAACAAAATGATAAAATAAACGATTTAATAGAAGCAATAGAAAATAAGAAAAATATAAAACCTATAGATAACAAATCACCAAATATAGGTTTAAATAGTAGTTCAAGCACAGGGTCAAAAAGTATCGCATCATCTGTTGAAGATAAATTAAGAGATAAAATGAAATCAGGTAATATAGAAGCATTGTTTGATGAAGATGATAACTACTATAAATCAGAAGAAGCAAAAATGTTAGAGCCAATTGACAGTTTAGAATCTCCCAGAAATATGGATAAATCAGAAACATTATCACAAGTTAGCGGTATATATAAAATAAATTATGAAGGATAAATAATATAATGAAAAAAGAGAAATATTTAAAATCAATAATAAAAGAAAATAATGCAATTTTAGATAAATATAAAAAAATTTTATTGGGAATTGAAAAACTAGAAAAACAATTAAATAACAAAATAAATAGAAAAAATGCTCATCTGGAAAATGTGAAAAATATGTATTTGGAAAATATGGATATATATCATAAAATTTGTAATAATCTTTTATAATTATATACACAATGAGATGTTGTAAAGGAGAGAAAGACGTAACTGAAATAATTCCTAATTTATGGCTTGGAAATTATAAATCTGCGTTAAGTAGAAAATTTATAGAAAAAAGAAAAATAAAGTATGTGATAAATTTGACAAAACACATTCCTAATATTTTCCAAAAAAACGGTGTAAAGTATTTGAATATACTGATAGATGACAGTGACACATGTTTCAAGGATCAGACACCAATATTTGACCAATGTTGTGAATTTATACTAAATGCAATAAAACGAAAAGAGTCAATATTAGTTCATTGTCAGAAAGGGCATCATCGATCAGCATCCATAGTGGCTGCTTTTTTGATCAAATATCTAAATCTTGATTATATAACGACAGTTTCTTATATAAACATTAAAAGAAAATGTGCATTAACAAGGAATTCTTGTATGACACAAGGATTATATCAATATTATATAAATCATAGTATTATTTAAGATCACTTAATTTTGTTCCAGTGAAGAAATCATCATGATTATTATTAAGATCATTACCCAATATTGTTTTATCGTTATTTGTCATTATTCCCATCATAGATTGATATAATTTATCACACAACTTATTGATTTCATCTAATTTATCAATATATTGTTCTTCATTTCTTTCTTCAATAATCCAATCTAAAGTTGTCGAAACACTATCATCCAATAATTTAATGAGATGTTCATCAATTGAAAATATGTTACAATCTATACTAGATTTTATTGTTAAACATAATTGTTCCAATTCATCTTTTTTCGATGTGATACTCTTTGAAATTTCGTTTATTTGAAAAATCTCTTTGTTTTCTTTCTGATATTCTTCCATTATTTTGTTACAAGCATCATTAATTTCATCAATTTTGCACTTATAATCATTTTTAGTTGGAGTTTTATGAATATGGATCCAAAGTAATGTATCGTCAATAAAATCTCTTAATTCTTTCTTGTGATCATCTGAAATATTAAATGAATCTGATACTATAATACTGTTTATATTATCGCAAAGTTCTCTTAAATTAGATCTCAATTGTTTCATTTCGTTTCTATCATTTTCGCTCATTTTATTGAAACCTAATTCCTCATCTTCTATTTTCTCAAAAATATTTTCAGCTTCCTCCTCATCTTCATTATTATCATAAATAGTTGTTGAATTTGCATTTGTATTTCCCAAATTACCTTTAACATTTTCATCTAGTATATTACCTTTCAAAATAAGTGTACCATATCTTTTCTTAATTTTATCAATAACTGATATATATTCTTTTGGATCTCTATCATAATATTTTTTCTCTTTTAACCAATCTACCACTTCATCGATATCTTGATTTATCATTTTTTTATCAGTGTCAGTTAATTTAAATTCTTTTTTGCCAATATTTATTATTACATTACTTGACAAATCTTCTATCTCATAATATAATTGTTTTTGCTGTTTCTCAATTTTGTCCTTAAGTTCGAATTCTTTAGATTCTTTTATTAATCTGGCAATTTCAGCAGATTTTAATCGACCCTTATTACCTGTTATTGTTATAGTTTTTTTGTTGTTTTTGTCTTTATTTTCAGCACTGACAGTAACAATTCCATTTATATCGATATTAAATTTGACTTCTATTTGAGGTATACCCCTTGGAGCAGGATCTATGTCACCTAATTCAAATTCTCCAACAAAAAAGTTGTCTTTAGTCATTTTTCTTTCTCCCTCAAAAATTTTTATGATAACAGATTCGCAAAAATCAGCATCTGTTGTATATAATCTTTTTTTTTCTGTAGGAATAATTGAATTTCTCGGTATTAATATGTTCATGACTCCGCCAATGGTTTCTACTCCTAATGACAATGGAATAATATCAAGTAACGTGACATCTTCGGAAAAAGGATCATCTGGGTGACTCAACATATAACCTTGAATGGCTGCACCTGCCGATACCACTTCATCGGGATTTACACTGCAATTTGGTTCTTTTCCTCCAAAGAATTTTTTAATATTATTTCTTATTACAGGTGCTCTTGTCATTCCTCCCACCAATATTATTTCATCTATATCATCTTTTTCTAATTTGGAAGAATGTAATGCATCTTCTAATGGCTTTATACACATCAATAATAAATCCCTGCAAATTTCTTCATATTTGTCTCTAGTTATAGTTAATATAAGATGTTTGTCATTATAAAAGTTTTTAACAGCAATGGTAGTTTTTACATTAGTTGATAATAATATTTTTGCATTCTCACAAGATCTTCTTAAGTTTTGCAATGATAATGTAGATAGATTGACCAATTTTTCTATATTATGTATCCTTTTAAAATGTTTTATACAATGGCTAACTAGTCTATTGTCAAAATCTGCTCCTCCTAAATGTGTATTACCCACTGAAGCCAATACTACGAACACTCCTCCTGTAATAGTTAAAACCGATACGTCTAACGTACCACCACCCAAATCATATACAACTACATTAATAGATGAATTATCATCTTCTGAAGTGTTTTTTTTGATAGATTTATTCACAAGTCCGTATGCCAAAGCAGCGGCTGTTGGTTCGTTAATTATTCTCAAGCATTCTAATCCTGCAATATGAGCGGCATCTTTAGTTGCTTGTCTTTGCGAATCATTGAAATATGCAGGAACTGTGATGATTGATTTTGTAATATTTTCTTTTAAATAATCACACGCCATATTTTTTATTTTTGTGAGTATAATTGATGATATTTCTTCTGGTGAATATGTTTTTTTATTATCTGATTCCAAAAGAGTATTATTGTTTTTGTCCGGAACTATATCAAAAGTAAAAAACTCTTTATCCAATCCAACGGATTCTTCATCATATTTTCTTCCCATTAATCGTTTGACCTCGTAAAAAACATTTTTTGGATTTAAATCTTTTTGATTTTTTGCGTCATTGCCTATATATCTACTTTTGTTGGTAAAAGCAACATAACTGGGTATTGTTCGGTTTCCATATTCGTCTGGAATAATTTCTAAATTATTGTTTCTCCAAACACTTACACATGTGTTGGTAGTGCCCAAATCGATTCCTATTATAGTACTGCTCTCTTCTTCTTCAACTTTACTGTCATCTTCTATTTGAACTTCATCATCTGCATCTTCTTTTTCTTCTTTTTTCTCTTGTTGTACAGAACTTATAATTGATCCTGTTGAAAAATATTGACTTATCAAATTGTCATAATCAGTATTATTATCCATATATCTTTTATATTTTATTATATTTTACACAATATAACCTCATTTTTTTTGTCTATTCATATATTTCTGTTTCAGATCGTCTATATTAGAATTTATTTTGTTGTGCACAGAAGGAGTATCTGTTTTTGGTTTTGTTACAACTGTTACTTTTTTCTTTTGTTTGTCAACTGTTTCTGTATTTTTTACATCATTACTTGTTTTTTCTTTTTTAGTTTCTCGTTTATCTTTGTTGTTAGATTCTTTTTTATCAAATTCTTTTAATTGTTTTTCTAATTTATCCATATCATCTTCTTTATCCAAAGCTTTTTCTTGTTCTTCTATATTTTTAATATCTTCTTCGTTAAGTATGCCATTATTTAATAAAGATTCTAAAATACTCAACACATTTTTTTTATTTTTCTCTAATTTTTGTTGTTCTCTTTTATAATATTCTACCTGATCCTTCTTTAATCCATCAAAATCTTTTGGATCATATTTAGTTCGATATTGATCTCTGTGAACATATTGGAATTTCTTTTTATGTTCTGTCTCCTTGGATAGTGAATATATTGTTTTCAACTCATTTTCATGTTTTTCAATAATTCTTATTAAATCTGTTAATTCTTCCATTATACCTATTTTATCTTCATCTGTTACTCTGTGAACAATTAAATCTTCAGCCTTAATTTTGTTATTTCCAATGAATTTACCATAATTTTCATTATGAAGAACATTTTTATATGGTTGATTTGTTCTTTCTTTCCAAGCATTAACTCTTTCGTTTTCCCAGTTATTTGAAACAATATTATAATTTTCTTTAAATTCTTGTTCACTGGCCTTTATTATTTTAATAGGCTTTATGACAGACTGATGAATTAAATCTTTATCGTATATATTGCATATATCGTTGTTTTTCTGCATTTTTTTCATTTCATGTGCCTGCTTATATTTTGCCATATTATTATATAAATTCATCATTTGCGCTTGTTGATTGTTCATCATATTGACAAAATGTGGATTGTTACTCAACAATGGATTATTTTGAAATGGCATATTATTTTTTTGATAATTTTGGAAACCATTCAATAAATTATTACCTTGAAAATTTGGATTTTTTACTGTCTGATTATAAGAGTTGTTCATTTCTATATTTAAACAGCTGACAAAAATAATAATAATTCACACGAGATTAAAGTGTGAACAATTCATTTAAAAAATAAGTAAAATATATTATATATATGAACCCATATTATATACTTAATGTGAATCCTGGGTGTAGCAAAGATGAACTGAGAAAAGCATATTTAAAACTAGTTCTCAAATATCATCCAGACAGAACTAATGATCCATCAGCTGAAGAAAAAATAAAAGAAATATATACAGCTTACGAATTATTAAAAACAGACGAATTCAGACAAAAGTATGATAATATGGAAAATGAATCTAAATTTGAATATTACAATGAGTTTAGAAAATATTGTAATAAAAAATATCCAAGTCTTTCAAAAGTTATTGAAAATATAATTCAAATTTTTTATGAAGATGGTGAAGAGTTTAAAAAAGATTTCAATAATTTTGATTTTGAAAAAATATATAACACTGTCACAAATAAAATACCTGATTTAATGGCAAATTTTGATGTTCCTAATAATTTTGAAAAAGAGCAATCTCATGAATTGAATATTTATGGTACTATCCGTTCTACTTTAAAAAATAGATATCTTAACAAATATGAAAAAATTTCTGTTAATAGAATCACTAAAGATCCAAAAATATTATTTATTCCATTAAGAGAATCCAAAGTTATTTTTCAAAATGAAGGAGAAACCTATAAATGTAATCATGGTGATATAGTAATTGATATTATAGTTGAAGATGTTGATGGGTATACGATTATTGACAATAACTTGTACACAAACGTCTATATAACATTGTATGAATACTTGTATGGAGGTGATTTGAATTTTAGTCATGTTGATGGTGAAATTTTAAATATCGGTTTTAAAAGTATGATAAATGATATACCAATAATAACCATTACTGATAAAGGATTACCTTATTGTGATGATAACAATAACATATTGAGAGGAAATCTTATTGTTAAACTCTTGATCAAAGATATTGACCAAATTTCAAGTAAAATAAAAACAATTTACGATTAAAAATATATCCTTTATGCAGATGATGATACAGAAACATTTTGTTTTTTCTGCTTTATAACAGCCTTCTTTGTAATATCATTTTCTTGATTATTATGATGCTCACTTTCTTCTTTAATTATTCTTGTTAAATGTTTTTGTAAAGTAGAAAAATTAAAACCATCTTTGTCTAAATAATTAGTAGAATTATTAACTGATTCAGGTAATCCCAATGACTGCATTAACTCTTTAGTAGCCCTAAATACACGCTTATCTTTTTCATAAAAGAGATTATTTTTATCTAAAACTTTTTCATAAAAATTTTGTGTATATGTCGGCATTGACATTTCTGTCCCTTCTTCGACACCTATTAAATCTGCCAATTTTTTTGGTAATTTGCGACTCTTAATAAAACCAGTTTTTTCACCATTATTAACACGCTTCTTTTTACTCTTCCAAACTTTCATTAAATCTTGTTGATAATTGCTTTCTATTTTCTTTAGTTCATTTTTGAGCTTCTTCAAAGTATCAATTTCAGTATCAACTTTATTCTTAAAATCTGCTAATGTTTCATTAAACTTTAACATATTCTTTAATTCATCAGGCATAACATTTTTATTTTTTAATTTTTTATCTTCCACTTTTTTATCTTCCACTTTTTTATCTTCTACTTTTTTATTTGTTTTTTTATTTTCTGTTTTATTTGTTTTATTTGTCTTATTATTCTTTTCTATTACCGCATTATTGTCTGTTGTTTTATTATTATTACCTTGTTGCTTTTTTGATGACATTCTATAGTATGATAATAATGACTCCGTATTTCTTTATATATATTTGTGACTACCCGTGTATTTATTGTTATGTTATATGTTATAAATATATACATAGATCATCTGATTTTAAATCAATATTTTCTTGTTTTATTGAATCCAATATATGTTTAATTTCTGTTTTTTCAGTATTCTCAATTATATAATATCCGTGATTGATATATTCATATACTTGATAAGGAAGTGAATCATAATATTTGTATAATTTCTCAAAATCACTAAAATTTTCAGATTTTTTTACCCAATATCCTGTATAACAATCCTGTGAATTTTTATTATTAATTATTTTATATCTCAATTTTTTTGACAAAATTTGTACAATTGCATATGACATTTCTTGAGAGGTAGCATATTCTTGTTTATAAATTTTCTTTAAATTTGATTTCAAAAAAATAGCTAAACCAACATATATTTTTAAGGAAAGATCCCGACATTTTGAAGCAAATATACAAAGTTCATCCGGTGTAAAATTTCTTCGAGTAAAAGGATCGTGAAGATACGATGGTTTAGGATTTTCCATTTCACATGATATCAATTGATTGGAAAAAATATCAATTAACATCCTAACATCCCAATATTTATTGTTTAATATAACTCTGAATTTTTTTGGAACATCTTTCCATGAATCATACAGTCCCAATAAATTCTCTGAATACTTTTCATCTAAAATCTTATAATCATCATCCTCTTTAGACATTTTTGATAGTTTATCTAATCCCGGCATATATATTGCATATTTTTTGTGATATTTACAAAAATCACTATTATCACAACATAATCTGGTACATCTTATTGATTTATTTTTTTGATTCAACCAACTAGAACATAATTTTGACATTTATAGTTTATAATACTAAATCATATATTTTATCTTTTATACATCATCATGAAAAATTGAATCTTAAAAGGATAAATAATTAATTCAAAAATAATAGATAATACACAATGGAAATCGATGGATGGTATATGTTGTTTTATGACAAATTCGCCGATACACATGCTTTTAACAACAAATTAACTGTTAATAAAACCATGAACGGCTTGTTTGAGTCAGATTTTATCCAGCTCAATGATAATGATGCAATAGAAGAATTTAATAAATTTGGAGAGACTTATACTATTACAGAAAATCTTGATAGAAACCTATATCAAATTATCATGTTTGTTAGTGATAAACATCCAATTGAAAAATATACTGTTGTGGGGGTGAATGGCAATTTATTAAAAAAATATATTGTGGATAAAAAAGAAATACCAAATAGAGATTTCTTAATTTCTGTTTGTAGATTTCATATACTTTATCATAAAGGAAGTTATGGAGGAATACATGATTCTCAAAATGAAATGACGTTAATCAAAAAAACAATAGATGATATTATAAAAAGTGTTTTGGAAAAAACAGGTGATATTATTGATCCAATGATTGAATCACCTAAATTTCTTAATATAAATTTGTATCCCTATCAAAAAAGATCAATAAACTGGATGTTACAGAGAGAAAAAGATTACAAATCAATTTCATTCAATTTAAATGACGAAATTAGTTTGGGAGATGTTTTGTATGATGCATTTACACAAAATTTTATGTTAGAAGATGAAAAAAAGAAATTACAATTTAAAGGAGGTGCTTTAATTGACGAAGTTGGATTAGGTAAGACCATACAAATGACAACTTTATCGTTGTTAAACCCCTCTACTGACCTAAAATATATTAGACCAGGTTCTAACAAACTTTATAGTAGAGCTACATTAATAATGTGTCCTAACCAATTATGTGGACAATGGAAAAGAGAATTAGAAGATAAAATAAAGAGTGATTATAATGTGTCAATTGTACCATTGTTAACAAAAGTTCATTTTGATAAATATACATATCAAGATGTTTTGGATGCTGATTTTGTTATTTTGTCGTATTCATTTTTGGATAATAGGGCATTCTTAGATTCTTGGTTAAGCGCGGTATCAAAAAATAAGCAGTACCACAAATCATCGCCATCAGTATTTGACAGAGCAACAGTAAATAGATATTTAGATACTTTGGGTAGTGGTATAACTAAGAATCCTTCTATTTTAGCAAAAACAAATCCTCAATTATTGGCTATTCATTGGCATAGAATTATTGTTGATGAGTTTCACGAAAATCATACAGTAGACAAATATAAACATATAGTGAATATATTACCATTATTCCAAGCAACATATAAATGGGCAGTAACAGGAACTCCTTTTGATAAGAATCCAAATTGTTTGTATAATATGATTGATTATTGCACTGGTTATCCTTCGATATTAACTAGCAATAAAATATTACTAAACCAAAACATTAAGAATTATATATTAAATAGTTTCTTTAGAAGAAACACTAAAAAAAGTGTAACACAGGAATACAAATTACCTCCAATAAAAGAAGAAATTGTTTGGTTAACTTTTACACCAACAGAAAGAATGATGTATAACGCATATTTGGCGAATCCTAATAATGATAAATTCAGTAAATTTTTGAGACAGTTGTGTTGTCATCCTAAAATTTCGGAAGAAACTAAACATTCATTATCAAATTGTAAAACTTTGGAAGATATTGAAAAAACAATGATAAAACATTATGCTCAATCAGCTAAATTATCTGAAAATAAAGTTAATAATGGAAAAACAAGAATAAAAGTTATGGAGGCCAGAATTAAGAAATATGAAAGAAAAAGACAAAAAAGAATATTGAAAACAATGGGTTATCGAGCAATTAGAGAAAAAACGGATAATGAGGAAACAGAATTGATTGCCGGTGAAGATGGCGAAAATTTGGATATGTCACTTTTTAATATAGATGATTCCGATAGTGATGATTCTGATGATGATTCTGATGACAATAGGGAAACGATTATTGTCAATGATGAGAATCAAACAAGAATTATGAAAATAATAGGTAAAAAATGGGATAATAATAGATTGACTCTGGATAATATGTACGAAACATTAGCAAACTGTAAAAAGAGATTAGATGAGTTGACAAAAGATTATGAGGGAAAGAAAACAACTTTGGAATTTTATAATAATGTTATGGAAAGAATAAGAAAAACAGTGGAAAAGAAGGAAAATATTGAAGATGAAGATTCAGACTCTGATTGTGATTCTGATGATGATGAGGACGAAGTATGTGGTATTTGTTTGGGAGAAATCCCCGAAAATAATATTGGTGTAACAAAATGTGGTCATTTGTTCTGTTATCAATGTATTAAAACAATTATTAATCAAAAACAACAATGTCCATATTGCAGAAAAGGAGTAAAAGATAGTGAATTATATATTATATCTTATGAGAAAAATAAAAAGGTTGATCAAGAATCTAAAGAGTTGAAGGATAAAATTGCTTTAATTAATAAAGTTGGAACAAAACTTGCTAATCTAATATATTATCTGAAAAAAACTAATCAACACACTATCATATTTTCACAATGGGATGATTTGTTGCATAAAGTTGGCGAAATTCTCGATAGTCATGGTATTAAAAATGCTTTTTGTAGAGGTAATGTATGGCAACGTGATAAGGCAATAAGAACATTCAATAGTGAAGATGATGTTAAAGTAATTATGTTGTCTTCTGAAAGTGCTGCTTCTGGAACAAACTTGACTAAAGCATCTCAAGTTATATTATTAGATCCTGTCTATGGTACATATGAATTTAGAAAGAATACAGAATGGCAAGCAGTTGGTAGAGCTCATCGTATGGGACAAACTAAAGAAGTCAAAGTTGTAAGATTTATAGTTAAAAATACTGTTGAAGAGGAAATATATAAAATGAATCAGGCAGATGATGCAAAGTATAAAGTAGATATCAAAATATTAGAATCAAATGATGATTCATTAACTTTGTCTAAAGAGATGATTGATGAAATATCAGAATCCGCTGAAAAAGCAAAAAAGAAATCAAAAGAAAAAACTAAAAAAACTTTACTAGTAAAGGGTAAAGGAAAAAAACAAGATACTGATGCTAAATAATTTGTTTATGATAAAAACACTTAAAAAGGATTTCTAATTAATACTAGTATAATGAGTGTCATTAAAAATAAATCAAAAAATAGTTCAGATACATTATCAGATGATGATAATATACTCTCTTCTGATTCAGAAGCATCCTCAATAGCTGAACCAGAAGATAAAAACTTTGATCCAACAAAATTTTTTACTAATAAAGAACTTATGTACTATAAAATGATAGAAAAATTCTTTAAAAGATGCTCAATTGACGAAATAAAAAAAATGGTCGAAATTATTAATAGTTCATCTGGTATATCCTTGAGAGTCCTTGATTGGTTCGTTACTAGATATTCTAAAAAAATGATTATATCAAATAATCCAAATTCAGAAGTTTTTGACGTGCATATAAGTTATAAAGCTCAGTTAAAGTCTTATAAAAAAAGATACTTTGATCCTTTCAGAAGAAAAAGAAAGTTTTATTTTTATTATGATCTTAATGATAAGTCCAAAAAATTATATACAACACTTGGACAACTTAACTTTTTTAAATGGGCCATTTCAAATAATATAATTGGATTTGTTGAAAGAAATATTAATCAAGTTACAAAGGCAATGAATCAATCAAACAAAGATGATAAAAAGAAAAAGGAGAAGAAGAAGAAAGAAAAAAATAAACTTAAAAAAATAGAAAATAAAAATACACCTGTGAAGAACGGAACTTTACAAGTAAAAGCTAAAAAAAATGATATCAATGTAAAAGCCACCAAAACTTGTGATGACGATGAAGTTCAAATTGTTGTTTGTTTTGATTAATTGTTTTCTATATTATTAATTTCACTATTGAATGTTATATCATTCACATCTGTTTCTGAACTACATAATTGTTCATTTATTTCTTCATTTATGAAACTATCATTGTTACATAAATTTTCAAATTGTTTTTCCAAGTTATTTATCTGTTGTTCTTCTTTTTTAATGGTTTGGGTTGGACTATTCCTATTTATTTCTAGATAATCAGTTTGAGTGTTCAAAACTATTTCATTATCTTCTACCGCTTTATCATTTTCATCATCGGAATCTATAAATGAATAACTATCCAAGTTCACTGTGTCAAATTTGTATTGTACTCTTAATTGATGTGGCTTAATATATACTTGTATTACACTATCTCTTATGACTAATGAATTAATTTCGATTATTGACTTTATATATGTACCTTTTACCATTTTTTTTGAATAATCCATCACATCAATCAGATTTTTATTTTCATCGAAAATTTTTGTTGCAAAGTCTTTGTTATTATGCAATTTATATTTTATTAATCCATTTTTATAAATTTCATTATCGTCACCTTCTATTTCATTAACTATGGCTTTATAAGAAATATCCGAAAAATTTATTTTGTTATTTTTTTCATTGACTAACTCATAAAGTATTTTTTTAATATTAGATAAAATGATGGAATCCAAGTTATTGAAAAACTCACACACTAAGTTTGTTGAATAATCTGTTTTTCCCATAAATGGTAAAATTAAGGAACTTTTTTCTTTATAAGTATCGTTTAGATATAATGAAGGAACTTGCACTAATAAAGGTGTTTTTCCTAATATATTACTGTTTGTTTTATAATGAATCGGGACTATTATATCCGACTTCTTTTTAATTGGCTTCATAAATTCAATATTCTTCATATCTATTTCTTCTAATTTTAATATCTTGTGTTGCATTAAATATAATATAAGTTATATTATATTAAAAATAAAATAAACGAAATAAACCAAATAAACTAAATAAACTAAATAAACTAAATAAACTAAATATTTTTGTTTAAATAAATAAAACTTTTATTACTTCTTTTGATTAGAAACTGGTTTCTTACCAGCATCCTTTTTAACAGGCTTTACTGGTTTAACTGGTTCTGGTTCTGGTTCTGGTTCTGGTTCATCTTGTTCTTGTTCTTCTTGTTCTTGTTCATCTTGTTCTTGTTCTTCTTGTTCCTCATCTTCTTCTTGTTCTTCTTTCTGTTCTTCTTCTTGTTCATCCTGTTGTTCTTCTTGCTGTTCTTCTTCTTGTTCTTCACCTTCCTGTTGTTCGTTTTCTTGTTCTTTTTCATTATTTTCTTCACCATTATTACTATCATCATTTGTTTCTATTTCAAAGGCAAATTCTGAAAATTGTTCTTTCGAGTTTTCTGGTGGTCTTTCAACTACAACCATTTGAGGACATTTAAATGCTATTCCATATCTTTTTTTACCAGTTGGATCAACTGACTTACCAATCCATACTTTACTGGCAGTAATAATAAATTTACACACACCGTTCCATCTCAAATGTTTTTCTAGTTGACTCATATTTTTAACCTCGTATTTCTCCAGGTCATTATTTTCAAGTGAATAAACTTTTGTATCCAATTCTTTAGTGTTAAAATTTGTTGAAAATTTTATCTTTGCATATTTCATTCTTGTGTCTGGTTTACCATCATCTTCTGTTTTTGGAGGAGGTGATCTTATAATTGGTTGATAAGAATATAATTTTGATACTGTACCAAAAGGACCTAATATCGTTACAATGTTTTTTTTAAAATATTCGTCTATTGTTTCAAACATTTTGAATAACTCAACACACTCTGGTTGATTTTCATCAAAAGGTATTTTCATATAATCTCGTTGTTCGTCTGATTTTATAAATTCACCGTCTATTTTTTTAACACCATATTGTACAAATTTAATTGGTTTTGTTTTGAATACAAATGGTTTCTTTTCTTTACCAAATTGATATCTAGGAAATGTCATATATTGACCTTTATTTTGAAATTTCGTGTCCTTTTCCCATTTTTCTACTGAAAACTTAGACACATCAAAATTTTCACAATCAATAATTGTTGCTGATTTTTTTCCAGTATTGTTTGTTTGTTTTGCTGTATTGTTTGTTTGGTTAACTGTATTGTTTGTTCTTTTGGTTTGTTGCTTTGACATTTAAACTTATACTTATATATAAAAGTTTGTATTTAAATAGTTTTTTTTTCAATTTTTTATATACCCCAAAACATTAAAAAAATTGATACTTTAATTATATATATAATTATAAATATATATCAATTATAAAAACAATACATGATATATTGTAATGATCCTGTTGATTATGAAGAATATGATTCTATCAATGATAATCTAAAAAAAGAAAACTTTGACAATAGAACTTCCTTATATTATAAAATCATAAGATTGAGGAAAATGGATCCAATTATATCAGTTGATCTGAATGATGATAAATGTTTTAAGTTTTATGATAAGTGGGACCCCTATACTGGAGAACGACTTGGCAAAGATCCTGATGGTCCTCTGTGTTTTCATCCAGATGTATTAATTCAATACTTTTACACAAACAGACTTTCCAATTTATGGGTTGAGTCATGTGATGGTTTCCAAGGTTATTACGATATAGCATTGGGATCTGGGGAAGATATTAATATTGAAAGTAGAGGTAAATGTCCTGAAAAGTATTTATTTAGACTTCCAATTATAGACTGTTATCTGTCAAATGATCACAATAACAATATTATAACTATGGGTCCAAAATTATCAAATGAAGAAATTAAACAGATTGATGATCTTGCCAATGCACATGGTGATAATTATCAAATTATGTTCGGTAAAAAGAGACCCAATTTATCAATAATGAAAAAATACTATGATATGGCAATCAGTAAAATACATCATATTGAAAATGTGGATTTATCAAAATTTTCTCCTCAAGATCTTAAATTATTATACGAAAAATATAATCGCTCAGCTGTAGATTTCCTAAAAGCATATAAATAAATTTTTATTTTTGTGAAATAATAATGTCTATTCTGACACATTCTAAATGTAACATAAAATCTTTTATTTGATTTGGTTCTCTGTTTAACAATAAAATTTTATTCATAGCAAATATCACTCTAATTTTACTACCGTATTTTATATATTTTTTAAATTCTGACATTGAATTGATTTTTTGTTCAGTTCCTTCAAAATTATTGTTTTTTATTTTTCCTAATATTATTTTGGTTTTAAAGCTACCATCAAAATTTTTTGCAAACTTAAATTTAATCTGTTCATTATTGAAATAATCACCAGAATTTCTAACAAAAGGTATATACTTATAATTGTTTATATTTTTTTGATAACCAAACATAAAATCATCTATAACTTTAAATTTATCAAACATACATTTTAATTTATCTGTTTTACATATTCTAAAACTGTTGTCATTTTCTCTTAAAATTGGATACCATGAACATGAAATAAAATCACTTGATAATAAAAATGAATGATTATTATCATAATTACATTTTATAGTTGAAAATTTTGATTCAATGTTATTATTAATAAAATTATCAATAGTAAACTTATTTATATCAAAATCACAAAAATTTATCATCATATTATATTTTTATTTATAACATAATATTATGACTTTAAAAAAATCAATTTTTAATAAAAAAACTTATTATTCTAATGGAACAAAAATATTACTATCCTCTTCTTTAACAAAGTGATCATTGACATTGTCTTTATTAACAGGAATATATGTTTTCTCATATTTTTGACCAATATCAATAGTATATTCGGATTTCTCTAACATTTCAGTATCTAAAATTAAATCACACATTCCCGTACCACCTTTGATTACTAAACCAGCCATAATTCTAGATGATACACCTTTCATATGATCAACTTCACCGAACACTGCTGCTGTAACTAATTGATCAACTGTTTTCTCAAAAGATGCTCTTGAGAATGGATCAACATCGGATTTATTCATACCATGTCTATCAATAGATGTTAAATAACCGTTACTTGTCATTAAGTCGACCAATACAGACAAGTGATGATAATTGACACCACTACCTGCTCTCTCATATGCATAGGCTATTTCTCTTGCTAATGTTGCTCTGGCTGCTTCAATACCAAAATTTTCATACATAGTTATCACATCATTACAGATTGTTCTATATGGATCAATACCGGCAATATATCTGATATCAGTCAAATTTATACCGACTGTATAAATAGCAAATTGTGTTTTCTTTTCTACATCATGATTTGGACCATCAAAATACAACACTCTTTCTTCTTGTGTGGTTGCAATATCTGCAATCGATGGAATACCCTTCAATTTAAACTTATCAATAATATGTTCGATAAACTGATTTATTATCATCATATCATAATCTGACATTTCGAATCTAAAATGTAACATAGGAGATCTATCATTATCAGTGTTACTAATTACAGCCAATTGAGATATTTTCTCTAAAACATATTTTTCTTCTTTCTTCATATTTTTCATATCAGCATATCTCTTTTCCCATGAATTACAAAACTTGCTCTTTATATCTAATAATGTAACTTCTTTTTCCAGCATTTTTTCTCTATCCAATTCAATTCTCATTAACCACGGCAATCCACTTATATCTGCTTGACAACTATGTTTACTTGTCTTATTTGTAAGATATATATTCTTCACATTGTCTTTTTGCATATAACTGTCTTTACTATTTGGATCTGGATCATAATATACTGAAATTTTCTTAATTATGTGTCCAAGCGTTGTGTATTTGATATATGATGAGATTTTATTTGCCATTTCTCTACTTGCCATATATTCTTTTGTTAAATATATAATCATTTGCGGTGTCTTGATTTTTTTTGCTAAACTTAATAATTCTTTAATTCTTGGCACACCTTGAGTTACTGAACCAATTGCAGCAATACCTGCACTATGAAAACTGTTTAACGTCATTTGCCTTAAAAACTAATAATCACTTATTAGAGTAGACTATGTCTTAAGCTACTAAATTGTAACCTACCATCGTATAGTCGTTGTGGCCATTTATGGCTAGCAAATTGTCTTTATTTATACATATATTATGATATTCTAACAGTTGAAACACTATTAGTTATAATATGTATTAAAGATATTTTCGCTATTTGACAATATTGCCGAAACTTTTTATTTTCGACTTGCCCGTAATTAGACATTTACTACCCACATTGAGTAGTTGGTTCACCACATGATTGTGCAGCTATTACACCAACCATTTCGCCAGCTTCTGCTATACTTTTATTATAACTATTTGATATGTCAGTAATAACTAAATCAAATTGTTGTTTTGATAATTTGTATTCGTATATGCATTTTGCTGGTGCGAGAGAGTCATATAATGCCATTTTGAAAGATGTTTTGGATATTTGTTCATCTTGATATTTAATTGAGTCCTTATTATTCTTATCTTTATCCAATATACAGCACAATTTAGTTAAATCATTATCCAACAATTCTTCTAATTTGTCTAAAACATATTGAGCTTCCAATTGTTCAACTTGATCTGGTTTATGGTTCCTGATATTGTCCACTATACCAACTAAATTTATTGGTATCATATATACTGTACCTAATGTTTTGTAATCCATTCTAGATTTTACTTGTGATACTCTTAATATGTCTCTCAATTCTCTTACGTTGTTGAAAAATTCTTCGTTACTTTCTTTTGAAATTTTATATTTATTCAAATCACTGTCCTTTATCTTGTATTTTTCTTTTAACTCAATATCACCCATTTCCAAAATTTTAATGTTGTATTCATATTGTTTTGTTGTGTCTGCTCCTGTATCTCCGTACACAAATTGGACTACCGCATTATTTGCCAATCTCACTGTTCTATCATATTTTATCATTATGTCCTCCATCGATTTGACCAATTTGCGCTGCAGGTAGCCACTTTCTGCAGTATCTCTAACCTGCAATCCATTGGCTAAACCGAAATTAAATGTAGATGGAACTGTTACATCATATACTTTAGGATATTTTTTGACGTCTATTATATTAATAGCGACAATTGGATCAAGTGCAATGTCATTTATATAATTATAATATCTGTTTATATGTGCTGGGATTACATTTTTTAATTTATCCATTTTAACATTATCAATCAAGACAATCTTTTCCCTAAATTTATCAACCGAATGTGTTCTGATTGTAAATCTATAATATGGTAATTTTTTTATAAACCCTGTTGCATCTGAATTAATTGCTTTAGAAATAGTACTAAATATACCTAATCTTGTGCATAACATCGCAATTCCATTTAACAATCTTAGAGACACTGAATTTGCTACTATTTGTGAATCTGTAACACATCCATCTCCTGAGAAATAACCATCTAATAATCCAATAATAAATTCTTCTGGTGCATTAAACGCTTCAGCAGGTACATGTTTATTTTCTGAACCATGTCCAACTAATTTTGTTAAAAATTTAGCTAACACAATAGAAGTGCCATCTATATCGGTTGTTTTACCAATTGTTAGTTTTGTTCCTATTATTTTTTCTTTAGTTTTTGTTGTTTCTGTGCACTTAATTGAATATTTATTAAACCATGTTTTTACAAAATTTCTTACGTTTGGATTGTTATTTGAAATTCTAATATTTCCATTAGTCATATTTACACAACCTTCTGCTAAAAATAATCCTATGAATAATCCATTATCTCTATCTAGTTTAAATTTATCAGGTATTAATGTATGATCTCTGTTACTTGAAAATGGATATATATAGCCTTCTTTTATATTGTCAATTTTAGATCTTTTAAATACTCTGGTAAACATTGTTTTTGTGTTATAGGGCAAAGTAAATAATTTACCATTATTATTACCCCACCATCCTGAAGATATTTTTTGTTTATTATTCATTTCATTTTCAACCTCAAATTTAGCTTTTATAAAATCACCACCATATAAATATTCTTTTTTGGGTAAATAATCTACCATATTTATACAATCTTTAATAATGGGTGGTCTAGATAATCTCATAGTTACTGGTATCTTATCTCCGATATTAATCAGAGGTGTGTCTCTCTCTTCAAGTTTATTGTTATTGTTATTCCACACTAATAATGATTTTGACTCCGTCACAATGACTTTTCTACCTCCTTGTGTTACTATTTCATATAACACTTCACCTGGATCATGTCTCGTAACGGCTGTCAATTCTGCCCATGATACATTTCCATCATAGTCTGTTGTTGGAATATATACTTTATCTTTCAATTCAAGCAGTTCCAAATTTCTTTCAGTATATTTTTTTATTTTTAATGGATTACTTTCTAGATGTTTGTCTATCCATTCTCCAATTTTAACAAGTTTTGAATCATTGTTTTCTATTATTATAATTTCAGTATCACCCGTCACTGATTTAACAGCAGAATCAATCAATCCGGATCTTCCCGTATAATAAATATGTTTTCACATATTACTAGACTATATCTTAAGCACAATAAACATTGTACCTATAAACTTATAGTCGTTGAACTTTAAGACTTGTTTGTCTGCTAGTTGCTGATCATCCATATATTTTCAAAATTATTCCCCATTAAAAAAAATATTTTAATATTTGATTGGAAATTTTAGGATTTTCCAGCAATTTGATTATATTGCTCTTAATATTTAAGAACTAACATTTTTCTGTTCTTATGACCTAAATTAAGTCATGTTATGGTAAAAGAATTCAGGATATGTCATGCCATGCACATAAGGTCTTTTAATAAGTCCTCTACTTTCACTTCGATCATCATTTTGGAAGAAATATGGTAAAGTTCTCTTATTAACTATTTTTGGTATCAATTTACCTTCAAAAGCCTGCATACCAATACAACCCGAAATTTGTCCCATATTTCTGCCTTCACCCTTAGAACCGGCGTTTATCATAATACCAAAGTTATTTGTTGGTTTAAGATTGTTCATAATTAATTTACTAACATCTTCCAAAACATTATTTAATTCAGCAAAAATTGTTCTCTCATACAAATCTTCTGTCATTAATTCTGGATTATTTTCGACTTCAGTAATTATGTGATTTACTTTCATTTCTTTTGTTTGAAACAAATTTTGTATCTGTTCGCCAACATTTTTTGGAACATCTATATCACCAATACCTACTGTGAAACCATTATACAAATTAAAGTTATTTACTAATCTGTTAACATTATCCATAAAGTCTTTGGTTTCCTCTACACCATATTGATCCCAAATTAACTGATGCAAAGCATTCTTCTTTTTGGAACCTAAGAATTCTTTACTCAATTGTCCTTTTTTAAGAACACCATTTTGAATTTCGACACCAGCTCTATTAACATTAATCTTTGAAGGTATGATTAATGAAAATAATTCTTGTCCGGTGTATTCTTTATTTTTTTTTATCATTTTGAAATCTTCCATACTTGTGTATGAAACAATATTCATCGCATTTCTCCAATCTATTCTCATACTTGGAGAAGTCAAATTATATGAACCAACCAATGCATCTTGTACGATACCAATAATTGTACGTGATGTGGCTGGAGTAATAATTTGTCTCTTAACATCTGCTATTTCCTCTAATTCAATTTGTGTTTGAATACTCTGAGGAATGAAAATATTCCAATAAATTATACATATTTCAATGTACAATGGACTATATCTTAAGCCATGTGCTATGACCGATTTTTGTATAGTCTCTGATCCAATTTAATTGGATGCGGATTATCAATATATCTTAACAATATTACACATTTCATTCAATATGAAACATAGTCTGTCAAGCTTTATGAAGTTCCCGCAGTTTAAAAATCTTGCTCTAATTATATTAGAACTAACTTTATAATAGTTATCTGAGACAAATATTTTATCTCATCACCATCAAACGTGTATTCCCTTATGTTTCCATAGGGACGGACTTTACCTTAAGCTCATAGTTAATGAACCTATTATTATCAAGTCTCTGAACCATTTAATTGGTTGCTGATTATCCATTTATAAAATTCTATTTAGTTTTATCTTTCTTTAATTTTTCAAGATATTTTTTACAAAGTTCAAGTTTTTTGTTCATTGAGAGTTTTTTACTCATATAAAATTTATGATATATAGTGTCATTTAATTTTATTTTAACATAATATCCCTCTGATTTTATATTACCATCATCATCTTTTATTCTTTTAAGATTAATATTGGGAGGTAAATTTTTGGTTTCTTCCGATTGTTTTAATTTACCATTTATAGCACGTGATGCATTGGAATTTGCTTTATTTTGTTTATAAACTTTTATATGTTCAGGATCTAGTGGCTTCTTATCGCCGATATGAAAATTATATCCAATTTCGGGTTTATGTGTCTCATATAATAATACATATTCTTCTTCATATTTTCTAAGTTCTTTTTTGGAACATATTTTTAAAGTTTCGACAGTAAATTTTTCTTTCCCATATTTACGTATATCTTCGTAAAACAATGGACATTCATTATTTACTAAATCATTATCAGAATTCGCATTAGATACATGTCTTCTGAATCTGCCACGAACTCCATAATATGAAGGATTTTTCTTTCCGTGCTTTTCGTAAGAATATGCTTTACCAATATATGCCTTTTTATTTACTGTATTTTGTATGTAGTAAATTACTCCCGTTTCCAAATTTTCTTCTCCAATATCACCATTTTTAAGTTTGGTATGGATTTGGTAATTTTCCTCAGTTAAAATATTATTTTTGATCGAACTTTCTTTTTCTTCAACTTTGTCTTTAATTACTAATATTTTATTTTTGTTTTCTTTACTCATTTTTATTAATTGTCAAGTAATTATATTTATATTGTTAACTAAATTCAATTTTATACTTCTAATTATTATATCTATTATTCAAAACGTGTTTGAATTAAGCAAATCAGATTTCTGGATTTCTCAGCAGTTTAATAATATTGCCATCTATAGATGACTAGACTAAATAAGCCTGTTACCGACATCAATTTATCGGCATTATACGTGTACTCTAAATAATTTCTTATTTAGACAGACTATATCTTAAGCTCTAATTTATGTAAACGTTAACATAAATTCTCGAACCTATAATCATATAGTCGTTGAACCAATTGATTGGCTACTGATTATCCATCCATATCATATCATTTCACGATAACAAATAAAGCTTTGTTATTAGTTATATGATTTTTAGGAATTTCCAGTAATTTGATTATATTGCCTTTTTATAAAAGACTAGCGTTACCGCTCTAACACCCAATAATTTAGGTGTTGTTACCGATACATTACAACTAACACGTTAAAACGTGTTGTTAGACTATATCTTATGCACAACTTATATTGTACCTATAAACTTATAGTCGTTGAGCTATTAGCCAAGCTAATTAGTTGCTGATTATCCAATATTCCAAAATTATTCTTATACTGAAGTGTTTTCAGTATTATGATTTGAAATTCTAAGGATTTTCCAGCAATTTGATTATATTGCCCAATATATTTGGACTAACGAATTATCGTTTTTAAGACCTAATGTGTTAAGTCTAAATGTATTCAATAACGGGTTGTTAATAACTTTGATTCGATGACCCATCATAGATTGTTTATGTAAAGTAGGCTGTCTATTGAGTAGAACAATGTCACCGTCAACCATATGTCTTTCAACAATATCACCATATCTAAGCTCTACTTTTTCTTTTTTATATCTTAAATCAATTGGTAAAATTCTTTGACCTGGCACCAATTGACTTGCAGGAAAGACAAAGTTTGCTCCTGGATATTCATCTCTTCCTCTTCTCACTAATGTTGTTAAGTGTGCAATGTTTTCTGGAGTGACAACTTCGGGGAAAGTTAAATTCATTGCAATTTTAATTGGAACTCCCAATTGATTAATACTTATTGTTGGGTCACTTGTAATGACTGTACGGGCCGAAAAATCGACTCTTTTCTTGACCTATTAACGTGTTAATGATAATAGAAGGACTATATCTTAAGCTCATAATTGAACCTATTATTTTATAGTCTCTGAACCATTTATAAATGGCTGCGAATTATCTCTAATTTATTAATTTTGACTATTTAATACACTATTTTTATAATTTATTGCTAACTGTAATTTTTCTTCCATTGATAAATCAGATTTCTGAAATGTTTTTGAATATTTTTTGCCTTCTTTCATAATATGAACAGTATAGCCACAAATTTTCTTATTTTTGTTTACTGCCAAATTTATATTTTTGGGCAAATTATTTTCTTTGTTGTATTTTTTATTAATATCAGAATCATCTTTATTATTTTTTATTGAATTAATATATTGTATCGCTTTCAGTTTGTTTTCTTCTGGAGAAAATTTAGTTGAAGTGAAATATTTTTGAAATTGTTTACCATTTTCCTTTCTCCTTGCAATATAACCTACTAATATTTTTTCTTTATAATAAGGTGTTATGTTCATTATTCCTTGTCTTTGTGATTTTGAAATATTCATTCTTGTCTCTTCCTTAATTTTATTTCTGTGATTACCGTCTCCACCCAAAGATATATTGTATCCAATTTTTTTATTTATAGAATCATATTCTTTTATATAGTATATTTCTTTTTCTTCAACCTTATCTGTACTGCATTTACATATTTCTTCAATCATAAATGATTCTTTTCCATATTTTCGTATAGCGTTATACAACATTGGACAATCATTTTTTTTATTTTTTGAAAAAGCACAACTAAAGTGATTAGATAATCTACCTTGTATTCCATATTTCACTTTTGTGCTACCATCTCTATGATATTCTTTTGTTAGTCCAATATAAATTTTTCCATTAGCTGTGTTAGTTATTTTATAAATTATTCCGGTATTCATATATTGATTCATATGCTACCTTTTTTTAAATAGTGTATAAGTATAATAAATTTACAAGATTTCCCCGCAATTAAATAATATTGCCAGAATTTATCTGACTAGAACAAATTGTCCTATTTCGGGCAAAAATTTACCCATCAAATTAGATCTAATCCGACCCTCTTTACCCTTTAATCTAGAACCCAAAGATTTAATGACTTTACCTTTTTGTTCAGATCTAAGGCCCAAAGCATCATTATCCATATAAGTGACACCATGAAACTGCAATAATTGATTATTATCGACAATATATTTAGCATTTTGTTCATTCATAGTTTCTTTGTGTTTTCTGATTCTGATATTTGCCTTAATGATATCAGCCAATTTATGAGTCAAATCATCTTCCAAAGTGGAAGATGCCATAAAATCTGCTTTGGCCGATGGTCTCATTTGAACAGGAGGAACAGGGAAAATTTTCTGAATCATATTCTCAGGTCTGGATTTTTCTGGATCTAAACCCAATATCCTACAATCAGTGTCACTAATATTTTTAAGTATATCATATACAATATCAGGTGTTAAAATTTGTCTGTTCTTCTTTTTTCCCTCAAATTCAAATCCTGCTGCTGGACCACCTTCTTCTCCCACAGTAGTAAAATCTGTTTCTGAAATCAGACTAATAGCTGCAGTGGACTTTTTAATTTCCAATTTAATTTTAGAAACGGGTGTACCACAGCCATAATATTGTTTTTGGCAATAAGTCACACTTTTTACAAGGTTTCTTATTTCATTCATTCTAGATTTTCCTGATTTGTTTTTCAACATTTCTCCAATTTCTCTTTCATTTTTATAAACCAATAATTTACAACATCTCAAACATATACAACTCAATATTTTTTTGACAAATGGAAGATACCCTATGTGAAATATAGGTTCCGCTAACTCAATATGACCAAAATGTCCAATACAATAAAGTGAATTTAAACCACAAGTGGCACAATCAGAATTATTATCTGATGGCCCAAGCCTCAAATCAATCAGCCCTCCTCTTTTTGGTTCTAAATTCTCATATAAATCTGCTACATCAATACCTATGGAATCCTTAGGTAATGCTGAAATTCTTAACTTTTCTGCATTAGGTAATATACCAAAATCTATATGGTCTATTTGTTTGACTCTGTCCTCATATGAATATATTTCTGTATCTACCATAAATATAACTAGTAATATATATTTTTTTAAATCTTTTACTATAAATATCAATTTTTTTAACTGATATCTATTAAATAAATATGGATCCATTAGGTTCCAAATGTTTTGACAATAATAGGACTATTTATTACTCCTCTTCTAAATATAAATCCAACACCTGACTCATTATCTTTTCCTAACTCAAATAAATCTAAAGTATTGGCATACATTGCATTCTTAATAACATCAACAGTCAAAACTATTTTAACATTTGTTCTTTTGTTTAATAAATAATGTCGTAAAACAGCAATAAATCCAGTCACAATGGGTGTTGAAAATGAGGTTCCACTGCCATACATATACCCATCAGTTTGTGCATTAAGAAGCAATACATTCTCACCAACAGCACAACAATCTACTTCAGTATTTGTAGATGAGAAACTAGATTCAGCAATATTTCCAGAACTATAACTGTATCTCACTGAACCAACTGATATACATTCTGGATATGCTGCAGGATATTCCACAGTATCTGGACCTGAATTTCCAGCTGAGCAAACACATGGAATGTTAAAATTAAATGCTCTTTTAACAACATTATGTAATCGTGTATAACTGTCAGGCGATCCTAAACTCATATTGATAACATGGCATCCCAATTCTATTGCTTTATGAACAGCACTCACAATATCATTTGGATCTGCATCTCCTTCTGTATCAAATACATTGAAACTGTATAATTTTGAATTAGGTGCCATGCCTCTATATCCATCACTAGACCATCCAGCCACTAATCCTGCAACTGCAGTTCCGTGTTCCGCTGTTGCATTTGGTGTTCTACCGCCACTTACAAATGTATATTGTCCCAAAACTTTTTTACTTTTATCGGGACATCTAATTAAAGCGGGATGATTTGCATTTACACCATCATCTATTATACCAATTATCACTCCTGAACCATCATACCCTTTTCTCCAGAATTCATATATATTGGTGACATACGCACCCAATGGCAGTCCATTTATCGAATTATTTACTGTAATTTCAGAAGGTGTAATATTTTTTGGGATATTATCGGGTTTTCTGTACATAATTTTTTTTGATTTTTCATTTTCCATTATATATAATATAATTATTCATACTTTTTTAATTTAAATTATAAACATCACATATGTGCCACTTTAATATGTCATTTAAATAATACAATTTTGTTTTTTTCTTTGGAAACTCAATATATTTAATTTCAAACACATCATCATCATAGAAATCAATATTAGAAAATAACAATATATTTTTTATACTGTGATCAAAATTTTTGTTTTTATCTGAATAATCATCTAAAATATTTTTAACAGATATCTTTCTCTTAGATCCACATATATTAATATCTGTTATTATATGTTTTTTATTCATTATATAGTCATTAACATCAATTTGTAAATTATATGCTTTGTTAATCATATTTTCTAAATAATCATTTTCCATTATAACTTTTTTTATTAGATTATTTTTAAAAATATTAAAATGTACAATATTATATTTTTTTTTATTTATATTTACTTTATTTAAAATATTTATTATATGAGAACCAAAATAAGGAATAACTCTTATAATGTTATTAAAAAGAATAATCATTTGTAAGAAAATGTATTGATAATAATTTGTCTTCTCAGTTACATCAAAAATTTGAATATCTATTATTTTAAAAAATATTGATTTTATTTTGTTGCAAGTATATATCATATAATTATTTAGGCTCATTACTATATTTGTAAAAATTGATCTTAAAAGCATCTATAGTACCAAAATATAATATATAATTTATTTAAACACATATAAAATATATAATCGCAATGCAAAAAAAATTATTGAATATTGAATCGAAAGAAACCTTACCATGGATAGAAAAGTATAGACCCAATAAACTTGATGATGTTATTTCCCACAGCATTATTGTTGAAACATTAAACAATTTTATAAATAATAATGAACTTCCTCACTTGCTATTCCACGGACCTGCAGGAACAGGAAAAACTAGTGCTATAATGGCTGTTGCGAGAACACTATACAAAGAAAATTATGATGTTATGACGATGGAAATCAATGCATCAGAAGAGAGAGGTATTGAGGTTGTAAGAAACCGAATAATGCAGTTCGCAAATTCCAAAAGTATGTTGTTTGAAAATCAATCGAGTGCACCATTTAAATTAATTATTTTAGATGAAGCAGACGCGATGACACTCGATGCACAAGCCAGTTTGAGGAGAGTGATTGAAAAATATACTAACAATGTCAGATTTTGTCTTATTTGTAATTATATAAAAAAAATAGATGTAGCAATACAATCGAGATGTACGTGTTTCAGGTTTGCTCCTCTCAAAATGAATTATGTAAAACAAAAAGTATATGAGATACTTGGAAAAGAAAAAATAAAATATACTATGGGAGGAGTTGATACGGTAGTAAAGCGATCAAATGGTGATATGCGAAAAGTTTTAAATGTTCTTCAGTCTGTATCAATGGCATATGATTCAATAGACGAAAAAAATGTTGACAAATGCTTAGGATATCCTCATAAAAAAGATATTGTGAACATTTTAAGAAATTTAGTAAATGACGATTTTAAAAATGCTTATTATATTCTTAAAGAATATAAAGAAGAAAATGGATACTCTTTGACTGATATAATGGTGGAGGTTCACGACTATTTAATTGAAAAACTTATGACAAAAAATTTTAATAATAAAGATGAAAAAATTAATTTGTCTGAAGAAAAAATTATGAATATTTTAAAACATTTGGCCAAAATTGAATATAATGTTGCCAATGCCAGTGACGAGATAATACAGTGTGGGGCTTTTGTTAGTATATTCAAAGTAAACCATAAACATATGGCTGTATAAAATTGAAATTTATATTATAAGTAGTTAAAGAATTATTTATATTATTACTGAGATTGAATGCATAAACCAAAAAATAGCATAAATGACAGGAATTTAAACAAATCCGAAAATATAAATTATTTTAATTTTTTAAACAATGATGATGATTGTGATATGGATGATATTCACTCGACTAGTTTGAAAAATGTTAGCAAACAATCATTTACTCAAGCAAACAAAAAAAATGACAAAATATTGAAAAATTATGTAGAAGATACGCATTTTGATAATGGTTCGGGAAAATGGCAACCAGTGGGAAATAAAAAAAAAACAAAAATAGTTAAGCCAAAAAATTATTCTAATTTAGTTGTCAGAAATGAAGATGAAGATAAAGATAATATAGTTGATGATACACATTTTAATATTAGTATAGAAAAAATCACGAAACCATCAGATGACGGATCAAGCTATAAGTTATTTAATAATTGGAACATATGGACTCATACTTCAGAATCAAACAATTGGACTCCTGAATCTTACAAAAATATTTTTACAATTGATTCACTTAAAACATTTTGGGAATTCTTTGGAAATATAGATAAATTAGATTTAGTAAAACATCAATTTTATATAATGAGAGAATCTTCAGGTCCCACATGGGAACATCCATCAAATAGAAGCGGTGGAATTTGTTCTATTAGGGTAATAAAAGACAGATCTATAGAATTAATAGAACAATTAGCAATTTTAGTTCTTAATGAATGTTTTTCTGATAAACCTTCTGATATTAATGGATTATCATTCAGCATAAAACATAATTGGGGAGTTATTAAAATATGGAATGGAACAGGAAATAATGATGTTTCAACTCATGTTCCAATGTATATGCAAAAGAAATATTCTGTAAATCCAAGATACGAAATTAATGAACCCGAATATTAAGTTTATTTATTATATTTTTCTAATAATATTGTTCATAAAATATTATTGGATTATAACATGTTTTTATATGAACAAACTTATTACAAATAGTTATTTGCTTTGTAATCTAATTCTTGTAAAAGTTCATTCAAAGTAATAAATTTTTTCTCATTATTTTCTCTATATCTAATATTTAATTTATTTTCTTTTTCTTCCTTATCTCCTATTACAATCATATAATAAAACTGATCTTTTTGAGCATTTAATATTTTTTTATTTAAAGTATTATCTGAATCATCAAGTTCTACACTATATTTATTATCTCTCAATATGTTAGTTATATTCTTGGGAATATTATTATTTCTTGAATTAATTGGTATAATTTTAATTTGATTAGGTGAAAGCCAAAAAGGCCATTTCCCATTCAATTGTTCACATAATATAGCTATAAATCTTTCAAAAGACTGATCTTCTTTTACATATTCTAATTGGAATCTTTCAGGTAAATTGAAGTCAAGTTGAATTGTAGCACATTGATTCATTCTTCCTAATGAATCCTTTAAATGAATATCAACTTTTGGACCATAAAATACACCATCTTTCTTATTCAGTTTCCATGGTCGTCCCCATTCATTTAATACTTCTTCAAGTTCTTTTTCTGCTTTGTCCCAAGTATTTAAATCACCTATACAATTATCGGGTCTCGAGAAAAATCAAAATTAAATATTTTATAAACGTGTTCTAAAAAATTTATGCAACGTTTTATTTCACTTTTTATTTGTTCTCTTGTACAAAATATATGTTTATCGTCCTGCTCAAAACAACGTACACGTGTTAATCCTCGTAAGCTTCCCTCTATTCCGGTGTAGTGCAGTAAAATCTGCATATCTGATTGGTAAATCTCTATATGACCTGCTATCTGATTTGTAAATCAAATTATGAAATGGACAATGCATTGGAGCCATAGCATACATATTATTTTCATCTTCAGATTGTAATTTGAACATACAGTCTTGGTATTTATCCCAATGTCCACTAATTTCAAATAATTCTTTCTTTGCTATTATTGGAACTTTAACTTCTTGAAATCCTCTTCTAATATATTCATCCTCCATTAATTTTCTTAATCTATTAAATATAATGGTTCCTTTTGGCAACCAAAAACATTATTAATGCTTTGTTGTTCTGTTTCGTTAACATTATTATATTGTGACATTCTTTTAATAATGCGTTTATTAATATTGTTCTTATGCTCTTTTTAGTTCAAATTTTTATATAAGGTACATTAGTAAAAGAAGAGTTAATATAAACCAGATAATGTAAAAATTGCAAAATATTTACAAGAAGAATTTAAAATAAGTTTAATATACATAACTTTGATTGTGTATATTGTGCTGAAAATTTATTGTATAAACAAAATTAATTTTTATATTTGATTTCTTCATCATCATAATCCTCATCTTCATCTGAAAAGTTTTCCATTATATCATCCTCCTTAATTGGAGTCAAACAGAAAAACATTCTTCCCAAAGTAGCTACCGTATATTTGATACATAGAGGGTAATTGTTTTTCATGAATATTTGAATATCACCACATAGATTAGAATATTTAGAAAACAATACTAAATTTTTCAATTCAAAAATACCTTGGACTATATCAGGAGATTTCTCTCCAAATTTTATTTTTGCTCCTTTTTCATCAGTATAAAATGTGGTGCTTCTTTCCGCACTATCTCCTTTACATGAATATGTGACTGTTTTTTTCGTGCACTTAATTTCAATATGTTCAGCTATTTGACTCATTTCTCTACAAATGCGATGGAATTCACTGGTATCAAATGTTATAATAGCATCGAATGCTGTTGGTGGTATATTATACTGAGTTTTATTAATTTCCATTAGTTTTAGTTTATATGTTGTTTCATATTTTTTCTCTGGATTCGATACCTTTAGTATTAAATTTTGTTTATCGTCTTCGTTTACAAACATACTTAATGTATCATCTTTATCCAAAGACTTTATTAATTTATGGAATTGTCCTAAATTAATTCCCAAATCCAATACTTTCTTTTTGCAATAAAATTTAGAAAATTCTTTGGCCTCTAATTTCACATTAATCAATAATGTCTTTGTACTATCTGTTGCAGCAATTTTAATTCCACCTTTCTCCTCCTGTTTATTTTTTGGATCATCTTTATTTTTGGATTCTGTATTTTTGTTTTCTACTTCTTCATCTTCTACTTCTTCATCTTCTACTTCTTCATCTTCTTCTACTTCATCTTCTTCCAGATCACTAACATTTTCATTTTCTTCATCAGAAACTTCCGGGTCACTATCTTCGTCCTGTTTGTTCTTTTTAACGGTTGCTTTTTTTGCAGAATTGTCACCATTAATAGCTTTATTAGCCATTTCATCATCTCTAATAATTTCGAAATTAATATCATTTAATATATCTTTTAAACCCTCGATTAAAGTTTTAAATGGAATTACATGTTCCGTTACCATTTCAAATAGTTTTCCCATTGTCTGTATATAATGTCTATTTGTTTAAATATTTTTTGTCAACCCGATTCAAAATCAATTTTTTTCACTATTTGAAAAAATCATTTTTTTTGTTAAAATAAAATATCAAGTATAAATATATAATGTCTACCTTTAAACTTGTAAATCCATTAATATTAGGAGATTTTGGTACAGATTTTTCTGGAAAAAATGCAAATGATGCAGCTAATCAAGCATGGAACTCAATTTCTAAACACATAAATGGTAATGTTCCTCGTTTTGGATTCTCTCTTAAAGACAATTCTAATGATAAACTTTATCACTTTGTTGTTAAGGAAAAAGTATCTGACAAAAAAATTGTTGATTATTCTATTGAAAAAATCGATTTAAAGTTAACTGATGATCAACAAAAAGGTTTTATCAATCGTGTCAATAAAATGGGTAATAAGATGGAAAATAAAATTAATTCTCAAATGGGTGGTAAAAAGAAAAAACATCGTGACGACGATGATGATGACAGCTCATCCAGCTCAGATTCTGATGAGGTTTATAATAAATTAAATTTCTACACTAGTAAAAAGTATCCTTTCTACTACTGGTGGTACAATCCTTTAATTTATACTGTATACGGAACAAAATATTCGAGTGTATATATTCCAACATTCAATCCTCCATTTTATCCATATATTGAACTTGATGTATCAAGTGCCGCATTTTATTAAATATTATCTTCTCTCATTTTGTACAATTCTTTTATGGCATCAGAATTGTTCAGCATATATTCGTAAAATTTTGTTTTATCGTCTGTAGACAACAATGTTAATATATTTCCATTATTTATATATTTGACAATAACATTATTCCATAAATCATCAACCATATCATCAAATAAACTGATTTGCTCATCAACGTTTCCGTTTATCAAACAATCATCTGAATTAATAGAATCACTATCCATTTTGATTATATTAATTTGTTAAATATTTAAGTATCATAATTTTCACAAAGAGTGTTTTTTAATAAATTCATAAAAACTTTCCTTCATTTTTGTGTCAAATATGTACATTTGTTCATTATCCTTATTTGGCAAGGTTATACACATATTATTTGTTATAACATTGTCCATCATATTTCTAAAAATTTTATTACATTCATATAAATTTGTTTTGTGATCTATGTGAACTCTTTTATTATTATCATATTCTTGAATATATTTTTTGTCATTTTTACTTAATAATCTTGTGTTTTGTGTTTTTGACAGTATCGCATCTATATCTCCATTATCATAATAATCTTCAAAATCATATTGTGATTTATATATATCCGTACCATATTCACTGTATCTATTATTCTTTCTTAGCCAAACGTTCATTCTAAATATTTTATATTTATATTTATTTAAGTGGCTTACCACTATTTGCATTATTTTTAATGGTTTTCGGTTGTTTATCCTTTTGAAAAGTACGTTTCAAATTTACTCTCTTTTTAATAGGTCTTTTTTTATCCATTAGTTCTAATACAGATTCAACAAATGCATTGTATTTATCCTCTGTATCAAATAAATTTTCACATTTGATTTTTTCTCTAATAGCTTCTTTTATAAAATCAATCTTGAGTGGAGCTTTAGTTTGTGATTCATTTTTGATTAATTTTCCGGAAGATAAACTTACAAATGAGTTTTCAGACTTGAGAAGATAATTTAATATGTAATTTTCACATGGTTTTCTTTTGTTCTTGAGTTCTTTAATATCGTCTTGTATTTTTCTGATTAAATTGTCAATCTTTATATATGCTTTTACTTTTTCTTCAAATTCTATTTCTTCATATCTTTCCTTTGCTTCATCTGAAATTTTCTTACTTTCAACGTCATCTATGTTTGTTTCAGAAAAATCGTTTGTTTCTTCGTGAGTGGAATTGCTAATTGAATTCATTATTATTATTGTATAAAAAAACTTTATATATAAAACTTTATATATTTTATATTTCACCTTTGATTTTAGTAATTTTCCAATCTAATTCAGTCCATTCAACATCAGCCAAGTATATTATTATTGACAGAAAACTAGGAGATAATTTTGTTATCTTGTCTTCAACGAGTAAAGCATATATATTGTCGTATTGATTTATTTCTGTAGAATCTTTTTCGTATAATTTAACAAGATTTTCATTTTGTTTCTTATTTGTTTTATATTCATACATATACTCATATAATAGCTCCATCGATCTATTGGTGGAAGTTTCGCAGTTTAAATCTACATCACTAAACATATCTTCATTATCTGGTTTTTTGTATAGTTTCTTATAATAAGATTGAAAAATATTAAACATAGAAACAAAATATTCCATATCAGAAGCTAAATCGTCTATATCTTTATTGTCGGAGTACATTTTTATTTATTATATATAAAATAATATAAATACTTAGATCATTTTATATTTTTTTCAACTTTTTTAACATCCCGATAAACCTCTATTGTTAATATCTGGTTCAATCGAAGAGTTCATCCATGGAGATATAACTGTCTTTGGATTTGGTGGTGTTCCTCTCAAATCATATGTAGGGTTTTTATTTGTAGTTCCTATTGTGTTTATTCCAATTGGTCTTGAAAGATTGATCAAATGTTTATTTTTTACACTTACAGGTTCTGGCATTACATCGAACCAGTCTTTCTTTTCTTCTTGTGGTAACCAATTGTTTGCATTAAACATATCTTCATCTGACATTTTTACTCTCTTTCCAGGTTTATAAGCTGCTAAATTACCACCAGTTTCATCATTACCAGTATATGTATCATTTGTTGCATAAACATCTTTTACCATTTCATTATTTTTATCAAAGAATTCGTCAAATTCAGATGAACCATTTCCTCTTTTTCCTTCAGAATAACTGGATTTTTTATATTGACCATTTGTTGCTTTATTTTTTCCTCTTACTTTTTTTCTATAATTTTCTTCTTCACAATTTCCTGAAACACAATCATATTTTAACTGATTAAAATCTTGTGGATCTTCATTAATGACCAGATCATTTCTTGGAATTTCATTATTTAGATATTTAAACTCATCATCAACATAATTATTACTATCTAAAACCAAAGAACCTTCATTTTGCATTGGTTCTTGATTATAATAATTATTCATGAACAATATAAATATTAATATTACAGCTATTAGCAACAATAATTTTGTTTGATTTGAAATATTCATAATATTGTTATATATTTATATGCAGATAATAATTATTCAAAAAAGATGATCACAATTAGAAAACACCGCATCCATATATTTTACTATATTCACGATTTTCATTTTTACAATATAATTTTTTATAAAAAATATATAATATACTTATATATATATGAGTATTAATTACATTAATTATTCAGATAAAGATATGGCAACATCATCAAATAATATAGGCTCTGTCGGTACGGAGGATGGCAAAACTTCTGATAATTTCAATAATTTGTTCAATCAGATAAAATCCATGGGTGAACAATTTTTGTCTCAGGGAAATACAGACACCATTGATAACTTATCTTTAATGGCAGCTAAAGATGGTGCATTTGATGTTGTATCTTATTTAATGTATAAAAATTTGATTAAAAATGTGGGAGCAAAAGATAAAGACGGACTTACATTATTACATTATCTTATAATTAATTATTCCAAGATCAATAATCCTGATAAAATTCTTGATAATATTCTCAATAACAAAAATATCGGATCTTTCATAAATGCGCAAGATAATATTAACAAAAATACTCCACTTCACTTGGCTACATCATATGGATTAGATGACGTAGTTGAAAAACTGATTGCAAAAGGTGCAGATAAGACTGTTCTAAATAACAAAAATGAATTTGTTGGCACTGACAATGAAAATAATGTTGTGACCGACAAACAAAACGATATTTTCCTCAAAAAGAATACCAGTTCTGGATTGGAAAACGCTATAAATAATATAGTTTCATTATTTTTAGGTTCTAAAGCTCAACCAAGCTCAGAAGCAAGTCTCAAGATGACAGATGATTTGAAGAGTTATAAGATAAATAATGAAACAACTGTTTCAGAAAATATTACACCTTCAGTAATTAATAAAATCATACAAAATAAGAACACTAATCGCAACGCAAATGATGATGATATAGACACAAATTCAATTATAAGAGACGTTATAAAAAAAAATGGTAATCAAATGAGTGATGCAAAAAATGATACTTCTGATTTTATTCAAAATGTGATCAGTAATATTAAAAGTCAAAATGCAAATAAAACCCAATCAGGAGGAAGTAACAATGGTCAACGTCAAATGAAAACAATGTCTGATTTTGAAATTAATGAAGGCCAGATGATCACTGATGATTCAGAAGATTTGGTCAATAATACTGATGATTTTGAAAAGAGATATCCAAACTTAGATAAATACACTGGATGGGCAGAAAGAAAGGAATCTAGACAATCAAGAAGTAATATTAAATATGCCGATGAAAATACTGACTCCGAAAAGCCAAAAAAATCAATGAGTAGATCTTCGAATAATAAAGAAGAAAATAAAGATCTCAGTCGTGTAATTCAAAATCAATCAGATGTTATACATAAAAGAACTGTCGAAAAGATTATGGAAATTCTTGGTGTTGACGAAGAGACCGCTAAAATATATAAAGCTGCCCTATATGATCAAGTTAAAAGTGAAGATAAAGACGGCAAGCTAAATAATTATGATAGAGCTGTTGAAATGGAAAAACTTGCTACAACTTCAAATTTGAATAAAATTGATGTTGAATATTGGAGAGAAAAGATAGCTAAGGGAAGAGAAGAAAGAAAATCAAATTTGGAAAAATCAAACAATAAAATGAAAAGATACCAAGAAAAATCAGAAAATTCAATGTTATCCGTCGAATCTGACACAAGTTTGTCCAACACATCTGATAACTAATTTTTTACTCTAAAATTTGAATTTTATTGACATGCCAAACAAGTCCATATTTGTTTCCATATATCCATACATTTGCTAACTCTATTTCACATTTGCACTTTTTTTTAATTATATCTTTTGACAAAAGTAATTTATTATTTTTATCAGATATTTCGACATTTTTAACATGAGTTCGTAACATTGATCCATTTGTTCCTGGTTTTAAAGTTTTAGTAAATTCTTTTTTTTGAACATCCTTTATGAAATCCGGTGGTAAATTAACGAATGGTAAATTTGATTTTCCTATTTCTGGTCCTGAAAACTGTTCATAAACTTTTTCTATTGTTTCCAAATATCTTATGAAATTATGAGTTACATTATCTTTATTATAAATAGTAAAATTTAAAATTTCTTTATTATTATACATTTCTATTCCAAAAGGAATATACATTTCGGGGGTTGATATTTTTAATCTACTCATATTATAAGCAAATCTATATCCTTTCTTCTTCTCTGGTATTAATATTATTTTTTTCCAATCTATTTCTTCAATGTTCATATATTATATGGCCAATATTATTTTGTTTTTATGTTGTTTATATATATAAATTTACATATTATGTCAACATTTGTTGGACCAGTTACTGATGCAGTTATAAACAATATTATCAAAGAACTTAAAAAAAAAGAAACTAAGGAAAAAATAATGAAAAATATTATTGATCCATTTTTATGCGATCTTTCATCAAGATATTATCCATATCTATTGACTATCATTGTCACTCTTTTATTAATAGTTATTTTACTTGTTTCCTTGTTGATTATTAATATGATTAACACAAAAACATAAGTCTATTTTTATAAATATATAATTTACAATATATTTATCTTACGATATATTATAATATTAATATATGGCAACGCAAAACATAATGTTTAGTATTCTCAAATATATTGCTCTAGCTGCTGCAATTTATCTTATATTCAGATTCGTTCCAAATTCATGCATGAGTAATGTTGATATATTGATAATCACTGCTATTATAATGCTAGTTTACATAATTTTTGACTATTTATTTAATATGTACACCAATAACAATACAAATAATATTAATAATTTGACAGCTGATGAAACAAATAAATTATGTAATACGGTATGTAACATAAATAAAGAAAATATGTGTAATGTGAATCCTACTAGTGAAGTTTTTTATAATCCTCATGTAAACAAAAATAATGTGCTTTATGACAAGAAAGTTCATAACAAAATTAATGACAATAAAATAAATAACAGAATAGAAAATAAAATAAATAATAGAATGGATAGAAAAATTAATAACATAAAGGCAGAAGAAAACGATTCTGATGATTATATTCATGACAATTATAGACCAAACTACTATGATTCACAAAATTTACTCGGAAATAATCATGCAAATTCTTGTCCTCCTTGCCCAGCTTGTCCAGTGTGTCCATCATTTTCTGGAAATCATGGTTCATCAATTGAATAAATTTTTTTCCATATCACACATTATTTTATTAATTTGATCTGAATATTGACAGTTACTCGTTTTAAAATTTATCCACACTCTTGACATTTTTTTTGCATACTCTAATTCTTGAGAGTTTTTTGGCTTTTGACTGACAACAAAATTTCCTCGTTTTATATAGTTTTCTAATGATTCACTTGGGTCTTTTTCAATATCACAAAAATATCCATCTTTAAAAAATATTCTGTTTTTCATATTATAATGTATTGTTTGATTTTACATTATATTGTTTTTAATATTTTTTTTTTCATTTTTTTGATCTCGTGTAAATTCCCTTATTTTTTTCATATTTCAGTATATAGAATGAATATTAAAACAATAATCTTGGTTATTATCTTCATTGGTGTCCTTATATTTATATATTTCCAATTTTCGGGATTAAGATCCGATATTCATAATCTTAACATCACAACAAAAAATATGTTGAATGAAAACACTATTATTATTAAAAAACAAATACAGAATCAACTTGATGGTAATATCGAAAAAATTAAATTTATCAATAGTGAAAGTATTCAACAGGTGAGAAAAATGTGTATGATTCACAATGAGCCCATTAAAAAATCTTCTGATTGTTACACTGAAAATGATTCTGAATACGATAGAGTGAAACCAATAAAGTATTTATCTGATTCCATATGTGACACAAAAAATGGTCCAAATGGTCCAAGTAATGATTTTTATATGAGCCATGATGAAAAGTTATCGAAAACTTCTCCAAAAATAATTGATAATGTAGTTTTTGTAATGGGAGAGAATTCACCTAATGACACCAAAAATATATTGTATAGACAATCCCTAAATAATATGATTATTGGTGAAAGTGAAAAGTCTATTAGTGGTGATACTATTGAAGTTGATAATAAAATTATTCAAGTTGATAATGATAAGATAGAAAAAAAATCAAACAATGATGAAACAAATAAAGAAGATAATAAAAAAGAAGAGAATAAAGAAACTATGGAAAATAAAGAAGAAGACATTGAAGATAAGAAAGAAGAAAATACAGAAGATAAAGAAGAAGAAGAAGATGACGAAATGTCTGTTATGACAGGTGAAGTTTTGTCTATTAACATAACAAATTTACAACCAATCCAAAAATATAAATTGGATGCTTTAAAAAAAATAGCTAAATTTCATAAAATTTCAATGTCAATAAGGGAAAATGGTAGATACAAATCTTTGAACAAAAATGAATTGTATGCGAAAATAAAAGATTTTTTGGAGAAAAATAAATAATTTATCTGATTTATAAATATAGAAATGGATAATTATTTTAAAATAGGTCCAGCTAAAATGTCTGATGCAAGAATATTTACGGATTATAGAACCGCAACAACAAGAGAAGAATATAATAAACACACTGTTAATATAATAAGAGATGATGATTACAGATTATATCTCCAACAAAATGCGGAAAATATATTGGATAATGAATGGGATAAAAATAAAAAATCTTACTATGTTGGAAATAAAAATTGTATACATAATTATACTACAGCAGTTAATCCAAAAACATTTTATGTCGAAAGATCAAAATATGATTCAACATATCACACTAACAAAAATATATATCCTTGTCAACAGTTAAATGATTATCGATTAACTCACACAAAATTATGCAAATATTAAACATTATATTTATTTTATTACAAAATAAACTAATACAATTCAAAATTGCACTAGTTTTACTGTTTCTGTTTATATAGAATAAACTAAAATAATTTTTTTCAATGTTATAATATAGTAAAAATATGGAAAGAAACACTAAACCAACAAATGTACCATATTCTGCACCAATTCCTAGAGTAAATATACCTACAAGAAATTATTATCCCGAAAAAAATATTAATCCAGCATTGACACAAGAACTTTTTTTAAGAATATCTGAAGGAGATATTTCTAGATTAAAGGATTTTATTTTGACCAATAATATTACTCTTTATGTGAAAGATGATCATGGTAATTCTGTTCTTCATCATGTAATCAAAAATAAAAATTTTACTAAAAGTGAAAAGATAGAGTTATTAAATTTTCTGATAGATAGAGGGGCACCTATTATGGCTTTTAATGATGAAAATGTTACTTCATTACATTTGGCAGCAAAATATCAAGTTGAAGATATCATCGATATTTTAATTGAAAAAGGAGCTGATCCAAATGCCATTGATAACCAATTCATGACACCTTTACATTACGCGGTCCAGGGGTATAACACAGATTGTAATAATACAAGAAAACATAAAGTGGACAATATTATAAATGATACTTTAACAAAACCAAATGAATTAGTATTACAATTAGCAAATTCTATAAGAAATTATATGAAAGATGATGTAAATATTAATCGATTATTAGTTCACATTAAGAACACTATCAATAATTTCAATAAAATATATGGTCACGAAAATGAAGAGTTTAAGAAAAATATTAAAAACAATATTAATCAACTATTTTCCAATATTTCTGTCAAAAACGAAAAATTAAAACATCAAATCGAATCTCAAGCTTCCAATTTGAGAAAAGAAATTGAAAATAGTTATATGAATAAAATAAATGATACTCTAAAACCATTAGATATCAATCCTAATCAGAAAAGTGGTCCCAAAGATAATAAAATATTACCATATAATAATATTAGTGATCATCTATATTCTTATTCGGGAAATATTCATGATTCAGTTAATAAATTTATGGATAGATTGAGAGGTAGATATGCTCTCATTGATTCACAATTTGATATTATTTTTAATGCTACCGAAAATACAATGAATCTTATCAAAAATTTGTACTGGTATAATGCCGGATTTTATATAAATAGTAATGATGCTAAAAATAATTTAGCTTTTGATATGAAAAAATATATTTCAGTTGATTCTTCGAAAATGATTTTACTTGATGTAGCTTTAGATTTATATAATTATGTTGATGTTAATGGAACGGCAATTTACGGAGTTATAGATTTAACAGCATCAAATAACGTGAGCTGGGATAATGGAGTTGATATACTTAAAATTGATAGAACATTTGGTCCCGGTCCTCAAAATATAAAAAGAGGAAAAATGAGTGAAGTAAATAATGCAAAAAATGATTATACTGAACTTCCTGTCACTGATGATAGAACAGTGGCTGATCCAAGTAAAATTATTAACGGAACTTGGGGGAAAAACGCTCAAATTACAGATAATGGAAGAAGAAGAGAACCTAGTAGACCCATCGTTATTAACCCAAAGAGAGATGCAAGTGGTAACATTACTATTTTACCCAAAAAAATGCCAGTGAATGATGCTGGTTATGTCGTGCCAGTTCCAAATGGAGTAAATCCAACTAGTATTGCATCAACTTTTGGTTATATTGATTATGATTACACAATTGTATCTAAAATTAGATATTATGTCAGAAGAGTTCAATATTATCTTAAAATGATAGATTATAACAATGAAATTTTTGCTGAATTTGATAGAAGTAATGCCTATCATTACTATAGATTGACTGTATTGAACATAACTTATTTATTAAACTGTTTATCATACACAAAACTAATAAATGATGAGTTAAAAAATATCAAACATAAATTATTGAGTTTAGTAAAAATCTTTGATAGTAAATTAAGTCAACAAAATATTCAAAATATACCACATATATTTTATTTAGACATTGCTAAAAATTCTTGCTTGAAAATAATAAAAGAATTCTCTGATATCGATGTATCAGTACATTTTAAAAATATTGTTGAACTGTGGGGAGATTTTAATTCATTAATCGATATAATAAATAGTTTTTCATTACTTGATTATGTTTATGCTTTTAATAATAATTTTGAAACAACTCCAATAACTTTTATCCAAAATAATAAAACAAATAACATAAGTAATATTTTCGAAAATATCATCAATAAAATTAATCTAAAAGATCTCAATTTTGATAAATTTAATAAATTGTTTGCTCTGAATTATATTGATACGAATACTGTTGGTCATATTCGTGATTTTGATGTTGTTAATAACTTGGCCAAAGTTAGAAAACATCTTATTGAAACATATTTACCAGAGATTGATGATGCCAATTTAAATAATTTTGTTTTCAATTCTGCTTTAGCTAAAAAATTTACTTATTCTAAATTGTCATATGTTTATGATGCTAGAACAAACTCATCATTGTCTTCCGGAATCATCAGATATATTGATGATTTTAATAAAACTAACCCTGATAAAGCCGTTTTCCTTCAAAAACTGGATATTGAGCCTATTGGCCAAGATGTTAATTATGGAGTTTTACCAAGTTCCATAGGATTTGTGTTTGATACTTCGAAAATTACTCCATACAATAATACTAAAACTATTTTCGAAAATTTAGGTTTAATTGGAAAAAATGTACCAATAATGTCAAATGGTCAAACAGCAAAAGTGGGAAATGTTGGACTAAAAGATAAATATGATTTAGACAAGACTGTTTCTGCTTTGTCAATTGTTTCTCACGATATAAATGTTCATTTTAAAACCATTAAATATCAAGTTGTAGAATATATTATAAACACTGTTTATAACATTATTACTGATCCGACGAATAATAACGCTCCACGTGATCAAACAATAAGAGATTTGGTAAAAAAATACGATGATTATATAATAAAATCATTTGCGAATTTAAAATCGAATACTGGAGACTTTTCGATTGTTTTATCCACCATCGGAAAACTAACTGACGGAATTATAAATTTATTTTTAAAAAATTATGCATATACTTCTTCACAAAATGCAGCAGACTACATACTCAAACAAACTACAGTAATCCCCAATATGTCTGATATATACAATATTGTCATTAAAAATAGTACATACAAAGAGATAATCCCTGAGGACGATTATGGTTTTAAATTATACTTGAATGAATTGATTGATGAAGTATTGGAAAAATTTTTGGTAAATCCTTTACCAAAGAATGATATTGACCAGTCTTATCAATTAAATTATACAACCTTAACTTTAGATGATAATCTATCAGATAGAAAAAATATTTCCGCACTATACAATTATTCTTTAAATTCTAAAAAGATAATAAAACAGTGTTATTCTATAAACGAAAATGTTATTTCAAAATTATTGTCCAAAACCCAAGTTAATAAAAAAGATTTTGCCGGTAACACAGCTATTTTTTATGCAATAGAAACACAAAATGTTAACACTGTAAATTCATTAATATTAAACAATGCAAATGTTAACATAAAAGAAGTTAAAAACAACATAGGACTTACTCCTCTTGATTTCGCAAAAAATATATATAAGGCACACGTTGAAATTTTGAGTAAATCAAACAATTTTATAACATCATTAACTGATCCCATATATGAAAAACTAAAAGATACAATAAAACAGAATCCACAATATAAAAATAATATTTTGAAATATTCTGATATATTTCTTCCTCATATCTTAATCTTATTAAATCATTATTTATTTTTACAAACAAAAAATTATCCTAAAAATTGGACTTTTGATAAAATGCAAAAACTTTCAAATATTATAACAAATGATCCTAACTCTTTGATAAATCCATCATTTCCTTTAATGAATATAAACAGCGAAAAAGTACAAAATATTGGAATATCTGGTACAAATGTTCTTATGGACAAAAGAAATATTGTTAATAACGAAATTGAGAACCTAAGTAGTAGCATAAATCAACTAAAATCTTCTAATAATAGTTTGGCACTTGAATTGAATAGTATAAGTTCCAAACTAATGTCCACACCGACAGAAGCAAACAGAATCATCGAAATAAACGATAAATTGAATTCGAATAATGATTTGATCACAAAACAAGAAAAAAGAATAAATGATTTAAGTACTGTTCTGAATAATGCAATAGAAAATAAAATAGTCATTGAAAACAATAATCCTTCAACAAATATATTTAACATAGTTAATAATACAACAAATTTATTGGATAACAAAAATGTCATAAAAATCTATGACAGTGTTTTCTGGAAAATATTAAATTCTAAAAATTCAAAAAAATATACAGTTGATCTGGATTTCAGAACTTATCCCGCACTCATAAAAGATTATGTGAATGATTATAGAATAAATAATATTACTGTGATTCATCCATATGTTCAAAACTATATTTATGATAGTTTATTCAAAAGAAATCAAACTCAAAATATTACTGAATATATTAACATTGTATCGGATCTATATGACAATGTATTTTTAAATTTATCAAAAGATTACGAAGAATTGCCTCTCGAATATAACGACTCAAATTATGTTCTAAAACAATCAATTGATATAGTTGTACATTGTTTCAAACATACTTTAGTAACATCAATGTATCATAGTATTGTCAAAACAATTACCAAATATGTTAAAACTTTGAAACAATCAACAAATAATGTCAACTATTCACAATTTATTAATAAAACTGTTGAAAACATAATCAGCAATGGTGAAAATGAACCACAATTAATGAAATATATGTTCGATATATTCCCATTAAGACTTGTCAAGTTGACTATGAATATTTATGATGGTGAAAATGATTCTGATAAATTTTATAATAAAGATGGATTATATGATGAAATTTCAAAAATATTAATGTCTAACAAAATAATTCCAATTACTGAATCAACCTCATTAATCAAAAACATAAAAGAAATACTTATTCCTTATTTTAAGGATTATAATGAATTATTTATAAATGAATCACAGATATTACTTGATGGTTATTTTGGATATATTCAATCAGAATCAAAATTATTGAAAATATTATCTTTACTGTTATCAAAATCGTCAATTGAAAACAACTAATTAATTTTTCCACTAAATGAAACTAAACCTGTTCCTTTTGGTGTGTCTGACATTGTGACCACTTCTAACGTAAACGAATGATCTAATCCACCAAAATCGTATAATTGTCCATCTGGAGTATAAAATTCAAATTCAAGTTCGTATAGATTCCTTATTGGACTGTGAAAATATATAGGTGCATCTACAAAAGTATCAAGTATCATTCTATTTGAAGAGATGTTTGAGGAATTAAATATACTGGACAAAGCATCCGGCAATTGAATTTTGGCAAAAACATCTTTTATATCTCCAAAATTTGAAATCCCAATTATTTGTTTACAAACTACTAATATATAATTGTCTGCTGAAAATAATAATGAATTATTGGTATAAGCAACCAAATTTCCTTCTTCATCTATTCCTAATTCTTTTTCATAATCATCTTTGTTTGTTATAACGTTATTATATGGTGTTATAGCAATGTTTGATCCAGGGTTTCTAAATCCTAATATTCTTCCCATAGTATCTGGAAAATCAAATCGGAGTCTAAATATATTTGGTGTTAATATGCTTACACACGAACCACCTCCAGTATCTGTTCTATCGTCTTCCAGATTAAAATTCTTCACAATTATTATATATTGATTTTCATTTATAATTTCTGTAATAACATGTTCACCGTTTAACACTTTTGCAGGTATTCCAAAATATGACAAACTATTATTTATAATTATTTTGTCTCCTACTTTCATACGATGATTTATTTGATTTATAGTTATAGAGTATTTTAACAATCCTATCGGATTCGTATTTGTTATCTTGGGATTCGTTTCAATAAAAGGTTTATATATTGTCGCTTCTGTATAACTCTTGAATGTTACTATTTCTGTTTTTTCATCTATTGTTAATTTAATAATATTGTTTTCGGTATATTCAATGTTATTGGATTGACTTTCACTTATATTTCTGGAATATACTCGTCTCACTGATAATATTTTTTGTTCTATTGCATTTTGTAAGCTTAATGGATTATATGTTCCCGATTCTATATCAATACTATATACAATATCGCCATCTTCCAAATTTTGCCAATATAATTTGTTATTCTTATTTACTCCTGTATCATTTATATTTTTTTGCACATTGGGAAATTCTGAACTTATCATTTTTATGTATACTACTTGTGAGTATGTATAGGGCAATTTTATTAAATAGTGATTAGGATTTGGATAAGCTGTTATTATTTCACTAATTTTTGCAATTGTTATATTGTTTCCTCCACCACATTTTCCTTGACCATCAGAACATATACTTTCATCTAATAATGTTGATACTTTTGGTAATGATATTGTAAATGATTCTTCACTGACATCTACTACTCTATGATATCCTGTAACATGTTCGTCATCTATGGGATATTCTGCATTTATCTGATTAATGGGAACTCCAGCTAAATAATAATATGTAATATCAACATTGTATGGAGGTACATTATATGGTATTGGAGAACTATATTCTGTCGTTAATTCTATAAAAAACCAGTTGTCATTGTATGTATTTTCCGCAGACTCATCTGGATTATACAACAATACTTGATGAGTACTGTTAAGTGTATTAATAGCAATATTTCCTATATAATTTGTTCCCAATTCTCCTTGGATTCCAGATATTTCAACATTAACATTTTTTGTGTCATAATTCTCGATATATGTAAATTTATTGTATTCTGATATTTCTGCAAATGTTTCTGGAAATTTCATATAATGTTTATTGTTTATTTTCAAATATTTCGATCCATTTGTAAATTCAAAAAGTTTATTTTGATTTTTATCTCCATAAATTGTTTTTAATTTTTTTTTGATAGGTAATATTCCAGCCATCATTATCTTATCATCAATTTGAATTTCACTTTCATAATTTTCATCAATCACTTCTAAATTTTTTGAGTTAAATGAAAATCTCAACGGATTTGAATCGAGTTTTATCCATTGAGTATCATCAGTTTGAGGTATAGAATTTTTATTTCTAAAAGAACTATCAATATTAATATAATTAGTGTAATAACTCAATGAATTATCTCTATCAGACAATCCCTTCTTGAATAAATATTCACCGTATGGATCATATCTAGTGTTACTATTATCGCTGCTATTTATTCCTTGATAATGTGATTTGGGAGGAAATCTCTTTCCAAATATTCCGGGCATTGCTGTATACATATCGTCATACGGAGGCTTGTAATTTTTTGGTACTTTCTTATTGTTATTGTTTATAACTCCTGTTTGGGACTGTACATATGTCATATCAGCTTCATTTTTATTGCCTGATAGAACTCTTCTGTTTATAAAATTGTTATGGGATGATAATAATTGGGTATTATTGTACATATAAAACTTATTTATACATTATCCTTTATATAAAACTGAAAAAAATTGAATATTTTAAAGAATAAATATAAAGCTAAAATAAATAACATTAATTATTATGAGTTCCAAAAATGATAGTAAAACTCCATCAATAGAAGAAACATATAAGAAAAGAAATGTTCATGAAGCTGTATTGAAGGAGCCAGATATGTGGATGGGTTCTATTCATATGGACAAAAAACATTTATGGGTTTATGATGAAGACAGTGATGTTATGGTAAATAGAGAGGTTGAGTATATACCGGGATTGTATAAAATATATGATGAAATTTTGGTGAATGCTAGAGATCAGACAATTAGAGACAGAACTTGTAAGATCATTAAAGTTTATATTGATGAAGAAACTGGTGTTATTCGAGTTTGGAATGACGGTACTAGTATTCCTGTTGAAATACACAAAGAATACAATATATATGTTCCTGAATTGATTTTCGCTAATTTACTCACTTCTGCAAATTATGATCGCAAAGGAAAGACAACAGGTGGCAAGAATGGTTTGGGAGCTAAATTAGCAAATATATTTTCATCTCAGTTCACTATTAAAATTGTTGACAGTAAAAATAAAAAATATTATGAACAAAAGTGTGAAAATAATATGTACAAAATAAATAAGCCAACTATTACTAATAGTAAAGATTCGTCATATATTGAAATATCATTCTTACCTGATTACGAAAAATTCAAATTGAAAGGATTAACTTCAGATTTGGTTGCATTGTTCAAGAAAAGAGTTTATGATATTGCTGGATGTACTAATAAGAATGTTAAAGTTTTCTTGAATGACAAAGAAATTAAAATCAAATCGTTTGAAGATTATATTGGCATGTTTTATGACAAAAAAAGTTTAATATACGAAGAGGTTAATGATAGATGGAGAATTGGAGCAATTTTTGATCCTACATCAGGATTTAATCAAATAACTTTTGTTAATGGTATATCCACATTTCAGGGAGGTACACATGTGTCATATATTACTGACCAAATATGCAAAAAAATCATTGACCATATAAAAATAAAACATAAAAAGGTAAATGTCAAACCTTCTCATATTAGAGAGAATTTAACAATATTCATTGATTGTGTCATTGAAGATCCTTCTTTTAACTCACAAACAAAAGATTTCCTTGGAAGTAAGGCTTCCGATTATGGTTCTTCTTGTGAAGTTAGTGATACTTTCATTAAAGGATTAATTGACGCCGGATTAGTTGAAGAAGTAGTTCGATTGGCTGAATTTAAAGAGGAATCAGAATTAAAAAAGACTGATGGTAAGAAAGTTGCTTCATTAAGTGATATACCCAAATACGAAAGAGCAACTTGGGCGGGTACAAGAAAATCCAAATATTGTCGATTAATTTTAACAGAAGGTGATTCAGCTAAATCGTTTGCTCTTGCTGGTCTTGATATTGTCGGTAAAGAAAGATATGGAGTATTTCCATTGAAAGGTAAACCTATTAATGTAAGAGAGGCAGCTATCAATTCTATAAAGAACAACGCAGAATTCACATGTATTAAGAAAATATTAGGTTTGAAACAAGGTGTGAAATATACAGATGTTTCTAAATTGCGATATGGTGGCATTATTATTTTAACTGATGCGGATGTCGATGGTTCTCACATTAAAGGTTTAATACTTAATATGTTTCACAGATTTTGGCCATCATTACTGAAAATTAAAGGTTTTATACAATCCATGGCAACACCTATCATTAAAGTTTTTAAGAAAAATGATACTAAAAAGAATGATCCAAAAATATTTTACACAATCGCTGATTATAAACATTGGCTTAATGAAGTTGGTTCTGATATAAGTAAATGGAGTAAGCCTAAATATTATAAAGGTTTGGGTACTTCTACCGAAAAAGAAGCAAAACAATGTTTCACTGATTTTGAAAATAAGGTTATAAATTATGTATGGGAACTATCTAATGATGCAATTTCTTCCAACAATAATGATCAATTGGAAGATATTAAAAATGACGAAGAAGATGATGATTTGAACGATGATAAGTCTGTTAAAAATGATGAAGAAGAAGAACAGGATGATGTTGATATAAATGACATGAATAGTAAATCATATGATGCTATTACACTGGCTTTTGAAAAAAAGAGAGCAAATGACAGAAAAGTATGGATTGGTGGCTACAGTAAAAATAATGTCATTGAAAATCATTATGGTGATATACCCATCAGTAAATTCATTAATGAAGATCTAATACATTTCTCAGTATATGACAATATTAGATCCATACCATCAGTATGTGATGGATTTAAGCCATCTCAAAGAAAAATTCTTTACGCGTCGTTTAAGAGAAAAATCGATAATGAAGAAATTAAAGTAGCTCAACTTGGTGCATATGTTGCTGAAAAAACGGATTACCACCATGGTGAAAATAGTTTATATGGGGCTATTATTGGTATGGCTCAAAATTTTGTGGGAAGTAATAACATTAATCTTTTGTATCCTTCTGGTAATTTTGGTTCCAGAAGAGAAGGTGGTAATGATGCTGCAAGTCCTCGTTATATCTTCACTAAACTAAGTAATATAACTAGATTATTATTCAGGGAAGAAGACGAACCAATATTAAAGAAACAATATGAAGATGACAATGAGGCTAATCATGAAATAGAACCAGAATATTTTTGCCCGATATTACCATACGTTTTAATATGTGGAGCTTGTGGTGTTGGTACTGGTTATAGTACTAATATACCTAGTTTCAATCCAAAAGATGTTGCTAATAATATTCTTAGAATGCTAGAAAATAAAGACCCAATGCCAATACATCCATGGTATAGAGGATTTACGGGAAAAATACAGAAAATTATGAATGATAAAAATAAAGAAAATATTAGATACCAAACAATTGGTACATACGAAATTGTTAATGAGGATACTGTCAGAATAACTGAATTACCTATTGGTGAATGGACAGAATATTATTGTCAAAAACTAGCAATGCATAAAATTGGTCAAAAAAAGAAAGAATCAGTAAGTAAAGATGATGATAAAAAGAAAAAATCAGCGGATAAGCAATTTTTAGTTGAAGTACAAAACAATAGTGGTAATAACAAAATTAATATTGAAGTAACTTTTGCAGGTAAAAACTTGCAGACTTTTATTAAAAATGGTACTCTTGAAAATGAATTGAAATTAATGAACACAATTTCTCTCTCTAATATGCATTTATATAATCATCTTGGTAAAATATGCAAATACGACATTGTAGAAGATATATTCTATGATTTTTATAATTTTAGACTTCAGGTTTACAGAGATAGAAAGAATTATATGATTAAACATTTGGAAAATAAAATGAGAATTCTTCAGTATAAAGTGCAATTCATTAAAGATTATATTAAGGAAAAAATAGTTGTTAAAGCAAAAAGTGGTGATGAAGTTATCAGACAATTAGAAAAACTAGCTTATCCAAGATTATCAACAGATTTTGATGCTTTGGACGATGATAAGACTTATTCCTATCTTACAAGTATGGCTATATGGTCTCTAACTCAAGAAAAAATTAATGATATAGAGGCACAGTATAATAAGGCCAAAGATGAATATAATACTTATCTTAATACTCCTGTTGAAGAAATATGGAAAAGAGAAATTGTAGAATTTCTTGAAGGATATGAAAAATGGCTTATCGAAGTTGAAAATGATGACAATTGCGATGATGTTGATAAATCTAAGAAAACGAAGAAAAATACTAAACAGAAAACAAAAATAAAAGTTAAAGGTAAAAGTCTTAATAAATAATTTTAGTTTTTTACATATACATTGTTTTTGTTTAATTTATTTGGCTGATTCTTTTTATAAAAATATCCATTCTCAAAAATTTTTGGTCTTTCGTTAATTGTGGATACTGATTTTAAAGGACAACATACATTTTCACTAATTTTATTATCTTTTTCTATAAACTTTGGATTGTATTCAACTCCTATACAATCTTCTCTATCTGAACATGTTTTGATACACATATTTTCTGGTATATTTCTCACACATTTGTATGGATATAAAAATTCTCCGCCATAATATTCATTTTTTTTATCAAACATCATATAGTTATTTAATTTATTGTTTTCTTTGTCATATAATTTTGCAATATCTAAATCTTTTCTATAAGTTGGCCAATCTATTTTAAATACTGGATAATCTTCATATTTTACTCCCATAAAACTATTTGCCTGAGTATCATTACTAGTGTTAGTTTTATTAATGGGAAATATTTCTTCATTCGCTATTTTAAAAAATTCATACTCATCATTTTCATTTTTTTGGCAAGAATATAACATATTTCTTCTCAAATCTTCTTCATCAATATCATCTATATTATCTATATCGGGGCGAATTGGATATAATTTATTACATCTACTGTGATCTATTTCATATTCTGTAGTATATATTGATTGTCCTGGTTGAAATAATATGGGACTTTGTGACAAATAACATCTACTATTTATTTTGTCATACGCAAATCCATAACAACCATATGTTTCCGTGCATATTTTACCACAAACCTGTTCTGTTACGCCGGTGATTCGACCATCATAATTTTCTATATTTGAACTTTTAGATAAACACATATATATTATTAATATTATCACTAAGACCATTAAAAGTTGAAACAAAATCATTATAATCTCTATATAAAAACATATAGATTATAATATTTATATGGAAAGTAATGTATTGTCAGAAATATTTGATTTGAACGAGTTTGATGAAGAAGATGTTAAAAGTTCATATGATGTTCTTATTTTAAACAAAATTTTAGAAGAAAACGATAAAGTTAATTATTTAATTAATTGTTATAAAAAATCTCAAAAATTCGATATTTCTTATCAAGATTTATCTAAAAGTTTTTTTCTGACATTTATCACGGGAAAAATAGACAGTGATCACATAGACATTTTTGATCAATGGATTTTAAAAAATAAGTTTGACTTGTGGGATTTTATTTTGACAAAAGATAATTACAGTGAAATTTACTACAGAATAATAAAACTGTACAATGCCAATGATTATGATGATGTTATTTATCATAATATTAAAAAAATTATTTCAGACGAATTATTTTGTGATGTATTAAAAATCACAAATTATAATAATGGTAATGACGAACAAAAGAATGGACCATTGTCATGGTTTAACAAAATTCCATTTGATCCAGATATGATTATGTTGACAAATATTATTAATACGCTTTCTCCAAATAAATTAAATCATTTATTGAATAGATTTTACTATATTTTTGATCTCAATAAATCTTTCTCATTTTCTGAATTCAGTAGGATAAATGCTAACAAAAATTGTTCCATTGATTATATATTTATGATTTTCAGATTGTTATTAAATTTACTTTTACAAAATGCAAATAATGAACTAAAATATACGAAGGATTTCCCCAGAAATAATTTTAAATTACATACATCAGACTCTTTAATAACTAAAATTTTTGTTCTAACTTGTAAAGCTTTTAACTTATGTTATAATTATCAATTAATGTTGTTTGAGAATTATAGATATAATGAGGCAAAATTACAAAAAAAATTTAATGGTATAAAAAATTTTGGTAAAAATCCTTCTTATGCACAATCATTAGTCGCAAAATTAGAAGAAACAAATAAAGTACTCAATCATCTCAAAAATATTTTCGAAAATCCAAAATATAAAAAAGATATCCAAAGTTTTATAGAGTTTTACATTGACAAAAATATTGTTGTTGAAAATAATTTCTTGGATTATTTGATCCTGACTTTTTATAAAAAAATAATTTTGTTGAATGATTATGAGATATCAGATAAAATAGAAAATTATTATTTAGACTTAATATCAAAAAGTGATGTTAATTCATGCATAAGATTTAATTGTATGGAAATAATTTTACAAACTATTGGGGCACATGGATTCAGGGATAAACATAATCCAATACTAACGAACACTTTAAAATATTTATCAGAAGTCGATTTTTATAGTTATGTTCCTCCTACATCTTCTCATCGACATTTAATATCGATCATGAGTAACTTATCTAAATTATGTGTACTTGTTAATAAAAATAGTTTCTCGAAAAATGATTATGACATAATTCATAAAGGATTACATAAAATATCATCAAAAATAATGGATTTTCTTGAGATAATTAATCAAATTGTGCAAGAGATTAACTCTAAACCCTCATTACTTTTAAAACCACTGGTATTAGTTCAAAATTACGGAAATTTGATAAATAATACTATGATAAAAATTAACATAATGATGTCTGTTGTTGCAAATATGTTAGAATTAATTATTGTGGATACAGACAAATTGAGAATTGAACTAATAATTCCAATTAACACTTTAGTTATTCAAATATTAAAATTCTATTCTCTTGGATCAAATCCCATTTATACAGTTTTTGGAAAAAATATGGAGGCTCTTGACACTATGGCATTATCATTTTTATTGATTAATGTTATAAAAGAGAACAATTTATTCAAAAGAGAGATATATGAATATTTAGATTTAGTGAAAGAGGTATTACAAAGAGTCAAATTAAATGAAATAATCAAAAATTCTCTTAATAATTATTTTGCTAATTTCGGAAAACTGGATGATTATATAGATGTTAAACTGCTACCAGAAGAATTTACTGATCCTATATTATGTACTCAAATAAGAGATCCCATTATGATCCCTCATGTTGATCTTATTTTTGATAAATCCAGTATATTGTCACAATTATACAGAGAAAATATAAATCCTTACACAAGAGAACCATTAACATTGGATGAAATTGAAAAATATAATAAATTACCAAATATAGTTGAAAAAATAAATGAGTTTAATAATAAATTTCAATTATGGAAAAAAAACAACATTAATAATTAAAAGATTATCTAATAAATATTTATATGAACAATATAAATATAATTTCTGTTGATTCTGATTATTTTAACAATAAAAAAAATACTCCTCTATTCGTTGACACAGTTTTTAACAATTTTTCTTATTTAGCCAAAGAAGAAAAGCTTAAACATTCTTTTGCAGAAATTAATAAACTCCTAAATTCCCCTAAATTCAAAGGATTTTTTATCAAAAAGAATAATCATATAATTGGATATTTGTTGGGAGAAATAATGAATCTTGATGATGGAAGAAAGGTTTATTATATATCCTATCTATATGTTTCTCATTTGTTCAGAAAACATGGTTTTGCGTCAAAATTATTGTCAATAGTAATTGATCTCACTAAAAATCTCGGACTTAATGCAGTTATGTTAATTTGTGATACTGAAAATAATGAGGTTCATGATTTTTATGCCAAAAGAGGATTTATGCTGGATATGAAATTGCGTAGATATGAGAAGCACGATGTATTCAGTTTACCCGTAGGATATTATTGAGGTATTAAAAAATTTTTTATCTCATAATCATGTGTTTCATATGGTGTTTCTAGTATGATTGGAACTTGTTTTTTTTTAAAATATTGAACAAAATATTTTAATCCTTCTTTTCCTATATAACCTTTTCCTAGACTTTCATGCCTATCCACATTACTTCCCAAATCTTTTTTAGAATCATTCAAATGAACTACTGAAACATACTTTAATCCTATCAATTCATCGAACGTATCCAAAAATATATCCACAGATCCTTTTGATCTTAAGTCATAACCAGCAGAAAAAATATGACACGTATCAAGACATATTCTGAATCTATCCTGTATTTCGATATTTTTATTTAATGAAAATTTTTTAAAGAAATATGCAAAATCTTCAATTTTATAACACAGTTCAGACCCTTGACCAGATGGATATTCTAATACTATTTTCGTGTTAGAATATTTTTTTGTTTTTGAATGTACATACAGCAAAAGCGTATACATATTATTATATGCTTGCTCTTTACTTAAATTTAATTGTTTTCCCATATGTATTATCAAACTATTGGAACCAATCTTATTTGCTAATTCTATTTCGTCAATTAACTGAACCACCCACCATGAATATTCATTCCAATTCTTGGCTGTGTTTATAATATAGGATCCATGAACAATAGCTGTTATTCCCTTTAATTTTGCTTTATCCTTGAAAACCTCGTATATCGATTGATCTTTATAATCAGGAAAAACAAATAATTGTACAGCATTGGCTCCTACATTTGTTATTCTATCTATTTCATATATAATTTCTTTTGGATCATCAATAATATGAGCACCTATTTTTGCCATTTTATATATTATTATTATTTTTAATAAAAATTGAAAAACTATTTATTAACGAGTTTACAGATAAAGACATAATATTATTATATTGCAATGTTTTTCATAGATAAATATATACCCAAAAATATACAAGAGTCCCATTTTCATAAAGAGCTTTTAAACATTTTAGAAGTAATGAGCAAAGATGAATCTATACCTCATCTTATATTTTATGGTCCCGAAGGAAGTGGTAAGAAAACTATCATTCGGTTGTTACTACAAATGTTATATGATGATGATGTTAATAATACAAATATGAATAATTATACAGTAATTGGCAGTGGAAATAAGACTAATACAATTTCAATTAAACAAAGCAATTATCATATAGTCATAGAACCAAATAATAACAATTTTGACAAACATTTGATAACAGATGTTGTTAGATATTATGCCAAAAAAGTACCGTTAAATATTTTTAAAACAAAGAGATCATTCAAAACAGTTTTAATCAACAGCATCGACAATATGTCATATTATGCGCAAACATCTTTACGAAGAACTATGGAAAAACATTCAAAAACGTGTAGATTTATTATGTGGTGTCATTCGTTATCAAAAGTAATTGATCCATTGAAAAGTAGATGTTTGTGTTTTAAAGTACCATCGCCAACTGAGAGTGATATATTTACATATGTTTTTAAGGTAAATATTGCTGAAAAAATGAATCTTGATTTTTTTAAATTATCTGATATATCAGAAAAATCGAATGGAAACATAAAAAAAGCATTGTGGATTTTACAATTAGTGAAGTCAAAATATGATTATAATACAGAATATAATAAAAGTTTAAAAAATTTGGTTAATATAATATTAAAATATGATTTGAATACCATAAATGAAATAAGAAATATATTATACAACATTATGATTACAAATATAGATGGCACTCAAATAATTTGTGATATTCTCACAGAAATTTTAAAGAGAAAAATATCAGAATCTTTGAAATGTAGTATTATAAACTTAGCTGCTAAATATGACCATAATATTGTTAGAGGTAGAAGAGAAATTATACATTTGGAAGCCTTTATAGTTTCAATCATGAATGAATTATATTGTGATTCCAATAAACCTAAATCTTTACAAAAAATTGAAAAAACAAATATTTAAATATACTACTTGGTAATGAATTTATATCAAACAATGTGTGGAATATTTGCGTTATTCGAAAAAAGAAAACTTCCTGGTCTTTATCATGCTTCTCTGTATGGTCATTTTTTAGAAATCAAAAATAGAGGACCAGATAGATCTGTTTATCATGAATTGTCACAACCTGGTGCAATAGTTGGATTTCATAGATTAGCCATTATGGATACAACTAGCAAAGGCGATCAGCCATTCAAATATGATGATGATAAAAGAACTGTATATGTAATTTGTAACGGTGAAATTTATAACCATACTGAACTTTCTGAGAAACATAGTTTAGTGGGATCATCTGGATCTGACTGCGAAGTCATTTCATTATTGTACAAAAAATATAAAGACATTAAATTAATAACACAAGAATTAACTGGTGAATATGCATTTATTATTATGGATATTGACAACTTGACTGGTGATTATACTGTTTATTGTGCAAATGATCGTTTTGGAGTAAGACCATTATTCGTTCTGGAAGACGATAACTCAATTGCATTTGCTTCTGAATTAAAGGGACTTCCATTGCACAGTAAATACAGTGTCACTAGATTTGAACCACGTCACTATTCTATTTTAACCAAAACTGGTGGAGTTTTAAGTAAAGTATATTATTACAAATATTATGATATCAATGACATTCAGCAAACGGTATTTGATTTGGAACATGCAAAAATTCAAATTAGAAAAAGTTTTGAGGATGCAATTGATCTTATGATGGAATCTGATCGTGAAATAGGTTGTTTGTTATCTGGTGGTTTGGATTCTAGTTTAGTTGCAAGTGTACTGGCTTCGAAGATGAAAAATCACGATAAAAAACTAAAAACCTTTAGTATTGGATTGCCAGGTGCTACTGATGAATTTTATGCTAAAATGGTTGGAGAACATATCGGTAGTATTCATACTCACGTGACCGTTTCAGAAAAGGATTTCCTCGAAAGTGTGCCATTTGTTATTAAAATGATAGAATCATATGATATTACCACGGTGAGAGCATCAACTGCACAATATCTTATTTCAAAATGGATTTCCGAAAACACTGATATTAAAGTTGTTTTTTGCGGAGATGGCAGTGATGAATTAACATCGGGATATCTATATTTCCACAAAGCTCCTTCTCCTGAAGAATTAGATAAAGAAACAAAAAGATTATTAAATGATATTCATCTATATGACGGACTAAGAGCAGATAGATGTATTGCAGGACATGGTTTAGAAGCAAGATTTCCGTTTTTAAATCATAAATTTATCGAAACATATTTATCAGTTGATGCCAAATTGAGAATGCCCACTGAAGGGTTAGAAAAATGGCTACTGAGAGAATCTTTCAAAGGCACCAATTATTTACCTGATAAGGTTTTATATAGATATAAATGTGCTCTCAGTGATGGTTGTAGTAAACAAGAACGTTCATGGTTCCAAATATTGCAAGAAAGTTTGGAAGATAAATTTTCTGATGCTGATCTTGAACATGCTAAGAACATATTTAGTCATCTAACTCCTTACACTAAAGAATCTCTATATATCAGAGACATTTTCTGTAAAACTTTTGGATTTGGTGATGTAAATAAGATACTCAAATATTTTTGGTTACCAAAATGGTGTGGTGATGTTAAAGACCCGTCTGCCAGAGTATTGGGTATTAAAGATCAATAAATTTAATTTTGATTATCTTTGTTTAAATAAAAATAAGGAGCAATATATTTATTTATATCGCATGCTAATGTTTTATTTCGAATGCCCAAATTGATTGAACCTATTTCCTGCATATTGCTAGCAGTTCTTGTGGCTTCCCCTGAACTCAAACTATCCATTTGAATGGATTTTTCTGTTAAATATTTAACTCCAATATCATGTATATATTTTAGTAACGGATCTATGATAAACTGTCGAACTTTGATACCTTTTTTATCTATTACCCAACATATTTGATCGGATTTTTTGTTATATATTTTAAGAGTTTTATTGTCATTTTTTAAATCTTCTTCTTTATTGTTTATTAGTTCTCTAATAAAGTAATTTAATCTTTCAATATCAGAGCTCCATAATGCCTGTAGATTAGGATCGTCTTTCTTGTACTGTTTTATAATAAAATCACCAATATATTTATTAAAAGATCCTTTTCTGTGATAATGAATAAGATCATTAATTAAAAATTCTGTGTTTTTTGAGATGGTTGAATAATCTGCAAGAGCTTCAAGTTGAGGAGCATTGTTGTGATTCAATAATAAATAAGTTAAAGTATTCATAGATTTCTTTATTATTCCTCCCGCTGAATCTATTAATTGTTTCTGAAACTTGTTTTCGTTCTTTAGAGTATGGATATGATTTTCGTATTGATTTTTAATGTCATCGATATGTTTCTCTAATAATTTCTTTTCATTCTCCATGAGATTCTCCAAATTATTTTTCTCTGATTCTACAGTTCTCAGTCTTTCCTCTAATAATTTTATTTTTGTCTCATTATCCTTTTCAATTTTATATTTCTCAAATTCTGTTTCCAATAACGTATGTTTCTTTGCTACACAACTTTTTAGATGACGTTGTAGATTACTTGATTTGCTATATTCACTTTCGCAATGTTCGCATATATATTTTGGCCTCCTTAGTGGTTGTACTTTTTTAATTTCTTCTTTTTTGACTTCTTTTTTGTCTTCTTCTATACTTTTTATGGTCCCGGTTGTAGGAGTCATCGATGAGTCATCCAGGAGTCTTTTAGGAGTCAAACAGGAGTCAGTGGTTGTAGTTTTGTCTGGCTTATTACTATTTTTGCTATGTTTCTGAGATTTTTTATGTTTTGACCAGTTACCTTTGTCATTAGTCGAATAATTGCAATCATCACAATTATATTTCATTAATATTATTAGACTATATTATTTTTATATTTTTGGAGTCAAAAAGTTGTACTTTTGGTTGTAGTTTTTTGGTTGTAGTTTTGGTTGTAGTTATTTTAGATTATTCTAGCTCTTTACTTTTTAGGTTGTAATTTATCCCACTATTATACTTTCATTAAACTGAACTTTATATGATTATTATAAAAAAAACACTCTTCCTTTTTACTTTTAAAAAACCGTAAGTAATAAGCTGAACATATTATTCAAAAAAATAGTCGATTTTCAGAAACACTCTTCCTTATATACTTTTTACTTCATATTATCATAAACTTAAATTTTTCATAAAAATATATTCAGAAATTTTTTTTCCGCACAACAATTAGTGTGCGGGAAATATTAATAAAATTTACTTTTCCAATTATTATTGTATCTAATAATAAATACCATATATTTTATAAATGTAATAAGATAGATAATAAGTATTCTTAGAAGGAATAAGCTAGATAATTCGCTTAAATAAAATATAAATATTCTACCTTATTACTTTTCCATTTATTAGGAAATAAGTTAGAGTGTTCAATTTAAATAATTTAATAATACTCTACCTTATTACTTTTCCATTTTTAGGAAATAAGCTAGATAGTTCGTTTAATTGTAACAATAATATTCTTTTTTATTACTTTTCCATTTATTAGGAAATAAGATAGATAGTTCAGTTAAATGAAACAATAATACTCTTCCTTATTACTTTTATATTTTTAGGAAATAAGCTAGATAGTTCAATTAAATGATATATAAATGTTCCTCCTTATTACTTTCCGTTAAAAGGTAATAAGCTAGATAGTTCAGTTAAATGATATATAAATGTTCTTCCTTAATACTTTCAATTAAAAGGTGATAAGTTAGATAGTTCAGTTAAATGATATATAAACGTTCTTCCTTAATACTTTCCGAATTTAGGA